ATTATAGGTTATGTTCATTATAGCATTTATTAGTCATTTTAGTCCATTTTAGCATTATAGCGCTAAAATAGCTCAAAATCACTAAAACCCCAAAAACTCAAAAATGCATAAAAATAATGCATAAAGAGGGTGGGGGCTATAATAATTAATACAACTACATATATACACACACATATATAGGGTCCCACACACGGTATTTTTGTTCAAAATATAATGTTCGACCATGATGAATTAACAAACCACTGTTATAATTAAGGGCCTATATTTTTTGGCGGGCCAGAAGGAGGGTACGACCACGATGGTAGAGATCAATATCTCTGTCAAAGCCGATGGCGAAGCACCCCTCCAGGATATCCTAACCCACATCGTTATGGAGATTACCGATGAGGAATACAGACTGGGCAAGATGAATGAATGCAGAAAAGTCGACATGAATTGGGTATACCTGGATAAGGGCAGATACCAATGGCAACGTAACGACAGAACCTAAACACCACTATGCTATATTACTACTATTTACAAACCCACCTAAATGGGCAGGATAATTATTTTTCAAATTTGCCCTTGACAAACCCAAATTAATGGTTATATTGGTTACAAGACAACAGAAAGGACAGGAATTATGGATTACATAAAGGTCGACAAACTAAAACACAATCATACCTACAAGATACACGCTCGGAACGGGCGCGTAGGTGTGTACAATGAAAACAAAGGCGAATTCGTACTCCACAGAACCAAATTCAGAGCTGTGTACACGTTCCCTGAGATACATTGGGACTTGAGTGATCATTTTGGTACTGCGAAACCTCTGGAGGAGCTTGAAGAGTGCCCTCTCGATGTTCTGGAGTATGATGAAGCCGAGATGTTAAACTATTTACAGGGGTGGGAAGATAAAATGGACTTCCAGCACCCTAAGGAGCCTATTAATGGATAAAACAACTTTTGATTTAGAAGCTACAAGTGCAGCAATTTTGTTTCACCAAGACATGTCTACAGAACTGGTACTGCCTAAGATGGCAGATTCTGAGCAAGTGGATTTTGAGGCACATCAGAATCTATTTATTGCTATGGCTACGGCCTCCTTGTTCGACGATGCTCAATTCAGAGCGTTCGTACAGGCGAGACTGGAAACTATGTTAGAAGCCACTGATGCAGTACGTGAAGACGATGAGAACGTGGTAGAGGGAGAGATAATCAGTTCCACAGAACCAGAAGACTGTCCTCCAGGAGGATGTGGTTGTTGTGGCGGGCATAAAGACCCAGGTGATGGATCGTAATGGCACCAATAGGAAGCGGACACAAACACTGTGATCATAAGTATGTAAGCTGGTGGACTAGAACATTTAGTTCACCTAAGTGTCCGTACTGCCATAAGCGTATGAAGTTCTTTGAGTACCCTTATGGATTGATGTGGCATTGTAGACTATGTAATTGGTTTACGTTTTTCAAACCCAAGTGGGAGAAATAGCATTGTATAATAGTATATAGGAGTGTATTATGGAACCAGGTAATGAGTTATTTTATAATGGTAAATGGGTGCTAAGGACGAATAGCACAGGTATAGAGTTCAATCATACCTCTACGCTATGGGAACGTTTTATAGCTATAATAAAGTATATATACTATAGTACTAAGAATTGGTTAGGAGAAGGATAATGGATAATAAGAAATGGGCAGTTTTAGTAGGATTGTTTAGTATAATAATAGGAGAACTATTTGTAATTGCAATGTATTTAGGAAGGTATCTACCAGAAATTGTAGATGAACTAAGTACAATAGCAAACAGAGTATGGTAATGTATAACTATATATATACTATACTATATCAGTATGTTAGCATAGATAGTATAGTAGTATTATGTAGCATAGTGTTGCCCATCCTTGTATTATGGATATTTTGGTCGGGCACATTGAGACAGAAAGTTTTACAAACACTAGGTGATCTTAATAAAAGGTATAAAAAATGAATAGTTGTGATAATATCAATAGACAATCTGCAGCAATACAACCAACTAGTGAAGGTGCTAACATAAGACTAATAGGGTTTCTAAGTATACCTGGTTTGTTTGTGTTAGTGTCGGTGTTCATGACAGTACTGAGCTTTATGATGAGTAAGGTAGAGGAAGGTGAAACATGGGAAACACTAATGGGATGGTGGTGGAGCCTAATAGCAGTATCTCCATACTACACTATAGGAGTACCGCTAATAGTATGTACAGGTATTACTATACTACTACTATCTAAGTCTTGGAAATAACTAGTATAAAGGAGGTTTATCTTGAGTCAGTATAGAGGCGAAGTAGATCATGGGTACTGGTGGCTACATGCTAATGGTACCCTACAACACTGTACCAATTGTCATGGTATGGAACCAGAGGAGTTCTTTCAGAATTGGACTACTATAGATTGGTGGCACGTTAGATGTGAACTGGACTGGTATCGTATGAAGAAACAATCGGATATACTAAGAGAGGGCCCCATAGTACCAACGTGGGCCTAGGCGTTCTTTCGCGCCCGAGGCGAATTATGAAGTTAAATCTATGGTTTATAACGTTCGACACTAACGGTCCACAACTGGATTTCTATGGTAAGCGCTACCTTATGCTAGTAGGGGCAATGGTACACCTCTACTGGTTATACCTTATCATGGTGGGTATATGATGGTCGTTTACCGTCGGTCCCCGCGGAAAACTTAAAAACAATACAAGAGAGAATGGAGACGTAAGAATGGCAGTAGAATTTACGATAAAAGAAGAAGGCGGCTCGGTTTTTGATCTACCGCTGTCTGTAAGAGCTATAATGTATAGAGATATAATGGATATACTTGATGATGAGACAGGCGAGCTTGACGAGGAAGGCAACTACCCAGGCTACCAGTCAGATTCTTTACCTATAGTATATGTAATAAGTGAAGATAACATATCATGCTTTCTGTATATAGTAGGTGAAGATCATAAGTATAATGGGGATGTTATAGGTATGAACTTAGATAGACACAGTTTGGATAGGCTGGTGGAGGAGTAAGAATGAGTATCAGAGAATTTGCAAAAAAACAAGAAGTGAAGAATTTTTACGAAGGTATAGTACAGCAAGCAAGTAAAGAGTACGCCCCAGAGACGATTCAGGACGCTGAGCAGTGTTTTTATGACCTGTTTAAAACAGCAGAAAAGATGTCTAAAGAAGACGTGGATGCTTTTTTGTGTGTGTGTCTGGGATTTTATATCTTAGAGGCTTACAATTTCAGTCCAGATAGGGCTACAGTAAAGCCGAAGGAGTGATTATGAAAAGTTTAAAACAAAGATGGCAAGATGCCATCCACAGCCCACTTTGGTGGGCAACTACTATTGCAATGGTGTTATTTATTGCTGTTGCTAGTATCCCGTCTGACGGGCATGAGTACGCCGGGAAAAAACACTCAATAGACGGAACTGGTCAATGTTTTGGTTGGGATACCGTAGACAGTACTTGGAAGATATGTTTCATTGATAAAGAACACACCAGGTGTAAAACAATTATTTACGCTCATGATACATGGCACGAAAGCAAAACATATCCGTGTCCAGGCACTGGGTTCGAAATTACAGCACAGAACACTACTGACAAGACAGCTTGGATAGACATTATGAAGCCTGGCACTGATAATGATACAGATCCATACGAAATAAAGCCTAACTCAAGTAGAAACATACCTATGGAATACGGAGAGTTTTTACTGTGTGTGGCTGTAGAAAGAGATGATTTTTGGAGATGTCATATTACAGAAATCACACCGGAGAATTATTACGATGAAGACGGTCATAAAACATATTGGGAAATTTCTGAGTGATAAACACCGGAGATTTAGATGGTGGCGAGAAAGATATGGTCTCACTTGGCATGCTATAAAACAAGGTGTCAGGAACGTTGTGTTCTGGTTCCCTGTTATATGGCTTGATAGATGGTGGGACCATTCCTTTTTATATTCGATACTTAGGCGGAAGCTGACTCAAATGGAGAAGGGGTTTCGTCTACACGGCATGTCTCTGAATTCTGAGAAAGATGCAAAAAATATAAAAAAATGCATTTTGTTACTTGACAGATTGGTAAATGATGCTTATATTGATTACAAAGGCGACAGGGGATGGGCCCCTAAGGTTCGGTTTTCGTTCAACAAAGAAGAGAGAATGATAAACCAGGACTTAGACCTGTTATTTAAAACACTCAGAAAACAAATAAGGTGTTGGTGGGACTAATGAGAAACAAAGGCAATATGACACAAATGGACTTATACAAAGTGTCTGAAGAATTAAAGGACAGGTTTAATTTTTATTTTGACAAACAACCTGATATAAGGTTATCAAGAACGGCTATAGATGAGGCGTGCCCTCTGACTGCAAAGGTAATAAATAATTATAACAAAAGAGTGGAAGAAAACGGTGTCCAAGATGGGATAATGTATCTCATCGATACTATGGCATTTTATTGTATGTTATGTTCTGATATGTCTGATACTAACAAAGAACTACTGGAGCATCTAAAAGAGCTCTCTGAGAGGTTAGATGATAACTAAGGAATTAAGCGAAAAAGCCATTGAAATCTGGGGCTTAGAGCGACAAACCAATATGTGCATTGAGGAGGTAGGCGAATTCCTACAAGCTTGGAACAAGATCAAACGCACAGCCATTACAAACAGGGAGTACGTTGAAGAAATGGTAGATTGCTATATTATGTTTTCACAGATGAGACACATATATGGTGATCTATTCGAGGAAATATATCGAAACAAGTGTGATAGAATCATGCGAAAGGTGAAAAAACATGACCGAAGAAGTAATCGTCAGTAATTACTCAGATTTAACGCCGATAGAAAAGGGAGTATTGTACATACTTACAAACCCATCGTATAAAGAGCCGATGGTTAAAATAGGAATGACAAGTGTTTTTAATGGCCCTTCCAGGATAAAACAGTTATATGGTACAGGGGTCCCAACACCTTTTAAGGTTGAGTACGCAGTAACTGTTGGTACTGTAGAACAAGCGCAGCAATTAGAAAGTCTATGTTTTGATACTTTCAAAAACGTAAGAGTTAACCCCAAAAGAGAATTTTTTTGGGTAGAAGTTGGTAGGGCTATCAGCCAGGTAGACTCTTGTGTATTTCATTTCCCCTACTCAGAAGATGTTACAGCCCATTTACAGGGTAAATTTGACTCAGGTGATGTGATATATGAAGATGAAGACGGAGAAGAGTCCTCGACTAGCAGAAATATGGTAGATTTTCTGGAGTTGGGTATACCGATGGGGTCAACCCTAATTTATGCGCATGATTCTGGCTTGACGGCTACAGTGGTGGCGCGTAGAAAGCTTGAGTTCGAAGACAAGCTCTGGTCTCCTTCTAAGTTGACCGGCTATCTCTACAAAAACAGACAAGAAAACAAGTATCTTTCTGCTCAACTACATTGGACATATGAGGGTGAATTATTAAGAACTATAATGGAAAGCGCTTCAGAAAAGGAAGAGGAAAAGGAAGATGAGCAAACAACTCTGTTTTAATGAAAAGAATCAGCATATCGGTAAGTTAGAGAGATTAGTAACGGTACCCTGCGGCTGGTCCGGTGAAGCAGACCTAGTGGTTAATTGGTGTCCTGCGTGTGGTGCCGTTGTTGTCGACGAAGAGGTAGACGGTAGATGTATGGGATATTTTGTTAAAATGAAGTTTCCTGAAATTACTAGAAAGGCTTTAAAGAAATGAAAGTTTATAAATGTGATCAGTGCGGCGAAGAATTTGATAGTAAAGACGGTATGATAGAAGGGTGTTATTCTCACTCAAGAAAAATAGTACTTAAAGAGTATTATGATGAAGGTGGGTGGGCAGCACGTACTCTTAGAGACAGTAATTATAAGGTCAAGAAAACAATAGAACTTTATAAGACCAAACCAGCAACATCCCAACTGGTCCCCACTGAGGTGACAGCAAAAAAAGATCTCTGCGCAAAATGTGTTAAGTTATTGGAGAAACCCTAATGATAAAAGAATTTTATTGGAGAAAACGATGGATACCGTGGGCATGGGGCGGAGCTTTAATTCTGTTCCTATCACTGTATGCACAAGTTTACATGTCCGTATTATTGAATGAATGGTACGGTGAGTTTTACAACTATTTCCAGCCCTCATTGGGAGGAACTATTGAGGGGTTCTGGGGAGCGTTCGAATGGTTCTTTAAACTAGTAGCAGTATATATAGTATTAGCATTGTGGACAGGTTGGTTCACACGAGTATACGCATTCCGATGGCGGAAGGCTATGACCTTCAGTTATATCCCCAAGTGGCGCAATGTCACAAACGAAGTGGAAGGTGCTAGCCAGCGTATTCAGCTTGATACGGAGAGGTATGCAAGGATTGTAGAGAGTTTGGGGTTACAGGTAGTTAGGGCTATCATGACACTGATAGCCTTTACCCCCATTCTATGGAAACTGAGTGAGGGTATCTTAATACAGATAAAGGATTGGAAAGTTCCGTTTCTGTATGACGCTTCTGGTAATCTAGTATGGGCTGCTATAACAGCCACTGCTCTTGGTATGATAATCTCTTGGTTTGTAGGATGGTTCCTACCGGGCCTGGAGTATAAGAACCAGGTGGTTGAGGCTGCTTACAGAAAACAGCTTGTACACGGTGAAGATAACAAAAAATTAGCTATGCCTAAGAGTCTAGCCAGGTTGTTCTTCGGGCTAGAGAAAAACTATCACAGATTATTCTTACATTACGGATACTTCGATCTATGGTACAACACTTATGATCAGATCATGTCGATCCTACCTTATATAGTAGTAGGCCCATCTGTTGTGTTGGCTGTGGTTCCTCTGGGCGTTCTGATTCAGGTGTCTAATGCATTCGGCAAGGTACACGGTAGTATGTCCCTCTTCATCAGCAACTGGACTACAATCACGGAGCTACGAAGCATCTGGAGACGGCTACATGAATTCGAGAAAAACATAGATAACCAGAACAGAGATGCCGATACAGAATATCTTAAAAGAAAAGAGGCTGAGCTCTATCAGTATGAGTTTGGTCATGGTATAACATATGAAATGCTGCTTAATTTATTTAGGCCGTATAATTGGATAATGGAAAGAGTCGTTAATTGGTGTAGTGCTCATAGCGACCTAGTATTAAAGGTTTTAATGTACATACCCATAGGATTCTTAGTATTAGCGTACTTATGGATAATAAGAATAATTAGGATTGGAGGTTAATATGGCGCCAGGAATTAGATTAGACAACCAGGTTTTGGGGTTTTTAGTGGACCATCTGCGTCTGCGGAGGAAAGGTAATGCAGTACAGTTGGTGTGGGAAACAAAGAGTGATATAACCAAAGGTAAAATTTACAGTACTCTGATATCTGAAGTCAACGTAACAGACATTCCAAGTCAGAGACGCGGGAAGGTGCATCATGCAAAAAGTTAAAATTGTTTTAATGGTAATAGCTGCTATAGTTCTAGGTTTAATGATAGGCCTAGTCGGAGTAGCTAATTCGACTGAGACTAGATTTGAGAACTGTGAGCCGGGTACGTGGGTTGGTGGTGTGAAGTGGGAATGGAAAGATGGAATCAGAGGTAATTATTCAGGGTCCAAGTATGTAGACATACCTGAGATAGACTTGAGGGATGTAGGGTCGATAGTGGTTGATTTGGAGCCTGGGGACTATGCAATTACCCATTTCCGCCCTAAGAGGGCTGGTTATACTGCAGACGGCCATAGATTCTTTTTCCCCTCTGCCGTATTAGATTTTAGAGAGATTGAAGTCGGTACAAACACAGAAATACACTATTTTGGTTGTGACTAGGAGTAATCATGGTAAAGAAAAAAGATGTATTTAGAGTGTGGACAGGATTTAAGTTTGGCTGTGGCTTCATGTTAGCAGCGTACTTTGTCATGTTCTTTGTGGAAGGCGCCTCGAGCGCAGCTATGCTGTTGTTTGCAGTAATTATGAAGGGACTAGGATTCGAGCCGGGGATTTAATATGTATTGGTATAAAATAGTAGATAAAGATAGTAATGGTAATTACAAGATGCTGTTCCACGGTATAAATAAAAGTCGTATTATACCAGTAGGGGAATGGATCGAATCGGAACAGAAAACCGTCAGAGACGGCTCTCAGGGCACACAGTACACATCTGGGTGGCATGTCATGATGAACTTAGACGAAGCTTTAGAATATAAAGCTAGATTTACCTCTAGCAGTCCACACGAGCGTGTGTTAGTGATGGTGGATGTGGGGGGTAAGATCTGGGCCAAGTCACACAGTCCCAGCAATGTACATCTCTGTGAGTGGATAAAGATAATTAAAGAAGTTCCGCAGAGAGGGTTAGGAATATGAGACCAGAGAATAGGTTTAAATTAGCAACACTCATAGCGGTGTTGATTATTAGTGTTACGTTCCCAGCGTATCTTATTTGGGGGCACGACAACGGCCATGCTCCTGGAATTGAACATCTAACTGGCTACTCTACACCACCTACAGCTCGAGAAAATTACGTAGGGTGTCCAGGCCAAAATAAACTTTTAGGCTATTATGATATTGATAAAGATGGTTTATTTGATTTGTGTATAACCATGTGGCAAGAACATGAGGAGATGCACGTTATACTTTCTAAACCAGATATCACAGGCCACTGTGAGTGCGAAGGGTATCTATGGTTAGACGGAGACAGTCAAGAATGAAATTTAAACTCAACACAATACTAAGTGGTTTGTCATGTTTGGTAACTGTAACAGCAGTTGCCTTGATTACTGTACCAATAATAGAGTGTTATTACTTTTTCATAGCGGGATGCTTGATACAAATTACATTGTTTATTAGGCAGAAAAACTGGCCCCTGTTAGCACAGATGTCTATTTTATTGGTATTTAACCTGTGGGGATTTTGGAACTGGACAGCTAAAGGGATAGGATAATGCACGAATCTAATATGGCCGGTAAACGAGAGAAGTGGATTGAGATTAGCTTGCTAATAAATCCAGAGACCGATGAAGTATACGCCGCGGGCGGAGATAGGGAGCCCTGTTCACATGGTCATCCACCGTGTTGTGATACTGAATACATTGGTTACGAATGGCTTAAAAAGAATTGGAGGGATAATGTATAAATGGAAAGTTTGTCCCATCCAAGGACGACAACTAAAAGACGTTAGGGAGGAGGACTTATATGGGGACTTTAGGTTTTGTAATACTTATCGCGGTGGCGGTGGCTATGATCAGTTTCCTACTATCGCGGAAGCACGGAGTCTCACTTGTGACGGTGATATGGGTTTACAGTTTGTTGTTCAGCTTTTTGGTTGTCCGCTGGATTGTTACTATTGTTATGTTACTCGTGATGGCATATTTGGAAAATACACCGAATACACAACCAGGGAGTTGGTGGGAGCATACTATAACGCTTACCTCGCCAAAAATGCAGGGGTATTTCACCTCATGGGAGGAGCACCGGCGCTCTACTCAGACTGGTGGTGGGAAATCCTAGATGAACTAGATGAGAACACTATATTCCACAGTGACATCTTACTTACAGAAATAGATTACAACATGAATTCTTTCCGTAAGGCAAACAGACCTAACGCTCTATATGCTGTGGACATTAAGGGTGTATCTGAAGAAGATTATTATAGAAATACCAGGCGTCAGTTTAACGCCAAAAGATTCTGGTATAATTTCTATGTAGTTGTGGACTCTGGGGTTGATTTCTATTTGACATTCACAAATCCAGATCCATATCAACTAGAGGTATTTAAAGAGCGTCTAGTTGCTAGATATGGGGACTACATACTGAACGATCATTTCGTAATAGATCTAATAGACTATGAGGCATTAGACAATGAAGAAACCGACTGATATGAGTAATTACATGCGTTTGGAGATGTGGATAGACAGAGTCCGGGAGACTATATCGGCGTGGGAGAATATACAAGGTATAGAGGTGCCAGAGGATGTCCAGAAAGGCATAGTCAAATTTATGAGGGCTAAGATAAAGAAAGGCATCAAAAAAGGCACTCTCATGAGAACATTTATGCAGATAGCAGTAACTGCGTTGATATATATTAAAATGAAGGGGTTAGATAAATGAGAACATTAGAATATTGGAACATTGATACCGATGAATGGATTGATACAGAATGGAGCACAGTGGTATCTGGTCAACGAGTCAGATGTTATGAAGAAGACGGAACTCCAGTACCGGATGGGACTGGTGTGTATGAGTGGGAGGTTGTAAGGGACGCTTATCAGGAAGCAACTGTCAGTGGTGGAGACTTAATATGGCATATTGGTATAGCAGATCCAGACCCAGCAACAGTACCTAGACGTGCGGAATAATGTAATCTTTATTTATTTAGGAGGGCACATGCCTGGGCTATTTGATCTATATATAAAACAAGACATCATGGAAAACTGCGAGGCCTTTTTTAACAACTACCTCAAAGAAGAAGACGTACCTGACGAAGGACTAACAGAGGACGAGCGTGAGTTAGTAGGGAAACAGGTAGACTATTTATTAGACATGATGACAGAAATACATCTGGAAAATCCAGATGATTATAATGAAGTAACAGACACAATTATTGATAAACTAATAGGCATGACCGTAGTAGCTAAAATGAACGAGGCTCGGTTGTGCAGACTTTTAAACGAAGCCAATGATTTACTAAAGGAGTTAGACGATAAATAATGGGAATGTTCGATAATGTAAAATGTGAATACCCACTGCCTGATACCACTGAAAACATTCAGGATCATACTTTTCAGACCAAGTCATTTGGGGATGGGTATATTGGTGGATTTATGGATGATTATACAATCACTAAAGATGGTGAATTAGTGTACCATAAAGTTGCCTGGGAGGTTGTACCAGAAGAGAGACGTCCTTATTGGGGAAAACCAGAGTGGAAAAAGAACCCACTGCTACAGGTATGTGGTTCTATGAAATCTGTTCCCTTAGGCGATGAGGTGATAGAATACCACGGCACAGTAAACATTTACGATGGTAGTGATGCTGGTGATTGGTTTGAATATGATATTAAATTCACTGATGGTAAGGTCGCGGGTATTAAACGTATTTATAGGGAGTTTGGATAATGGCAGGGAATAAAGTAGCAGAATTTAAGAAGTGTAGATGCGGTTATAGTATTATAGTATATGTTATATCTTATGAATCTGAGAAGCCGCCTTATTATCATTATTTTGATGGTCATTCTGGCGATTACACTCAGTGTTACGTCTGTCCTGGATGTAGGGATAGATTAGACTATCTAAAATTAGAGGGATAATATGACAAAATTCAGCGCCAAGAAGAGCAAAAAGGGATGGGAAATCTGGGAACATATAGAAGGTAGCAAGCGACAGTTGTGTATCATGACCTCAGACGACATCCTACAGTTGTTTAATGAGACGGTTCCTCGTACAATAGAAGAACCTTATCTGGTAGGAAATAAAGACTGTAAACACGCATGGAGGCCTTGGAAGTTCAACAACGAGTTCATGCAGTGTGCTCGCTGTCCGGCCATGCGAAAAATAGTAAGATTGGTGCCTAAGGAGTATAACCGGTAATGGATAGTATATTGAAAACATATATGGACGATCAGCAGATAGAGCGTATAGCGCACATCGTCATTAAGAACTTCAGTAAGCTCACTGAGAGGGAACTTACAGAAGACGAACGTGAGTTTGCTATTATGGTATCTAAGTCCACGTTCGAGAAATATGTAGTTGAGCACAAAGAGAACATATATGTAGCTGGAGATGAGTCTCAGGATAAATTACAGGAACTATTAACACAATTTACCAATAACCTGTCTGCACTAATTGTGCATTATATTTATTCCAGACTAGAAGCCTATATTTTGTACAAGCAGGTTAAAACATTACAAGGGCAGGATGAATAATGGATATGATAGATTTTTATAATCTAGAGCAAGCACAGGAAGCTCTAGACGACGCCTTACAGACTAAAGCAGCATTCTTGAAGCAGATTGACGAGCTAAACACAATTATATTTATACTGACTTATTTTTTAGAAACTGGGGAGCCGTTAGACCCATCAGCTTTTGGAATTGAGGAGTACCCGGAGGAGGAAGAAGATGAGTGATAGCATGACAAAATATAACCACAGAATGACGGCAGAGGAAAGCATAACAAACTTTATAGCATATCTCGAGGACAGTGCGCCTGTTTCAGAGAAAAATAAGAAATGGTTATACAAGAAAGGGTATGAAGTATTCGATACTTATTACATAGATGAGACTGCACAGGTTAACTTGGCCACCCAGGACGATAAAGACCAACTTATGGCCTACTTCGCTAGTGTGCAGGAAACATTAGGAAAAATGTTCGCTCATATTATGCTAGTAGAATTTAAGTTGCATCTTTTAACAAAAGAATAATAAATTAACCTCTATTTTAATAGGAGCCCTTGACATTCCGTAATTAATGCTTATATTAAGATAGGGCCAAAGGAGGATATAGTGTGAAGACTTTAGCACTGGCTTTACTGTTAGCGGTTTTGACAGTTTTTGGCTGTGCGAATGCAACCGCGGCAACTATGGGGACACAACCTATAAACGACCCTGCGGTTACCAGCCCTTGTCTGGATCAAGATGTTTGGGTTTACATCAAGCACGATGAACCTTTTGAACCCACCTGTATGGTGGTAGCTGAGATACCTAAACATTCATTGGAGGGGGACTTCGAAAACTGTCCCGCTCAAGACACAAAAGTAGTAGGACAGGGCAGGATAGGGTTTTCAAGCTATGCTGGGATGCACGTAATCGTAATCCCGAAGGGATATTTAAATGATCCCAAAAACTACACCACAAGGCCACCGAAGCCGATCAAAGTTCCGGCAAATAATGTTAATACGTGGCATGTAAACAAATGAAACTCTGTTTACGACAATGGATCAGGCCTACAGGACCAAAAGTAGAAGTAAAGGGCGTGGGAGACTGTACTAAATGTATCCCACATGAGGATAATGTACAATGTAGGTTATATTATCCTATAACAATAAGCACCTACGAAGTGGAGGACAAGGAATGCCTTACGTTAAACAAGAACAAAGAATTGAGTTAGATAGGATAGTGGCTGAAATGGCACTTACAGATGTCAAAGCCAATGGTGATTTAAATTATATTTTATACGCTTATTGTAAGCGATGTGTAGCTCCTAGCTATAACAACTACAAAAACTTTTGTGGTGAGCTTAGACAATGTGCAACTGAAATAGAACGAAGGATCTTAGCGCCTTATGAAGACGAAAAAATTGCTGAAAACGGTGACGTTAATTAGCATACTATTGTTTAGTAGTATGTGTTTTGCTATAACTGCTGGTGAGTTTATAGAGATTCACCAAGACAGAATTATTGAACAGTGTGAGGCCGAGGATGAAAAGTTTGCCCCAATGAGGAACAGCCCTATAGGGGCGTTTATGAGGTTCCCGAACATTTACGAATGCATATTACCTCAATTCTATGCCATACGAAAAAACGTAGACCACCAACTGAACACAGAAGACCCGGATGACTGGAAAAAGTTCACAGAAATTATGGAAGCAAACTATAATGAAGTCTACGACACTTGGGACTTTGTGGCAGTAAACTTAGAATTTGAAGCATATCTGGAGAACGGTCAATGATTACTGATATTAGTCCAATTCTTTTAGTAGGAGCAGGGTTTTTCTTAGGAGTGTTGTTCAGTATTGGAGTATTAGATAAGATGTATAAAGAACTAATGAAAAAGGCACTTGAGGAGGTCGGTAAACAGTATTCAAGGGCTTTGGACATTGTAGAAGGGAAAAGCAAATGTTCACAGGAGCCTTCCAAGGAATAGAGCATTTAATATTAGCATTATGTATATGTTTTTTAATGTATTACATAATAAACAATAGTAAGAAAGCTAAAGCACAAGACAAACGTATGGCCAAGCTAGATGCTGGTCAGATGACAGATTGGGATGAATATTTATCCAAACTATGCCGCATCACAGGTAAAAATGCTCACGAACTGATGACAATAGCGGCACAAGAAGCGGGGCTTAATTTAACCCGCGAAAGAGTTAGTAAAGATTTCAGAACATTCATTCACAGTGAGGATGGAGATTTACCAGGATATGTGATAATGTTTCTGAAAAGAGGCAAAGACAAGATAGATAGTATAGAGGAGGGACCTGAAAGACCAAAGAACCAGGTACCGCCATTATTTTAACCAAGGTTTAAAGGAGAGGGATTATGAACGAGATTATTTATTTAATCGGACAGATTTCGGTCGATAAGAAGGAATCCTATGAATGGCGCAAGAACATTAGACGTTGTTTTGGCGGCAATGATAACTGGGAAATTATCGATCCATGCAACAACGGATTTAATCAAGAAGTACTAAGCAATGCTGGCGGTGATCCTAAAAGATTAAAGGTATACAAGACCCGCGGAGTTGATCTATTGGTACCTAAAGATTATTCGTATGTTAAGAGAAGTACCATGGGTATCTGCAACATGAATCATTATGACAAAAAGAAACCCGTCATTGGTACAATGTTTGAACTAGCTTGGTATTACGACAATCCTGAGAAAACCGTTATTGGTATTTTCAACGGTAATCCTAAGGAAGACGTAAACTGCAACCACCCCTTTGTAAGAAGCGCTGTAGATGCGTGGGTTAAAGACGAGTGGGAAGCTGCTGAATTAGCCATGCATTTTTATCAAGACGTGTTTGAAGAGGAACCTACTTTTGAGGAAGCTAGACTGTTGATGGAAAGACTTGAGAAGTGCAAACTAGGAGCCGTTAGTAAAACCAAATAAAGGGGAACCTATAAAATGATAACTCTTTCTATGCAGTGCTCGCGCTGCGGCAAAGAGGTATCTCACGACATGACAAACCAAACGCTGAGCAACGAACTAGTACGCAAGTTTGGGTTTATATACGCACACAACGGTAAAACAAACGTTCTTATTTGTTATGAGTGTGAGAAATTATTTAGAGGTTTACAGGAAAAGTTAGAAAGTACAGTTAAATTAGAAATATGTAGTTTCTTTGACAACTGTGGAAAGGAAGGGAAAGATGGAAATACAGGAAGCCCAAAGAATGGCTGAGGCAACGAAGCTAATAGATAAAGTACGTGCTATGTCCAGAGACTTTGTGGGCGAGGGTATGCCAGTTTCCGTTGATTTAGATGCTATCACTAGATTAGCTAGTGTCATGGAAGAGACAGGCAAAATGGCCTTCAAGGCTGAAGAAGATATGAACCATGCCCAATCAGTGGTGCTAGAGCTGTTTGCCAGTTCTATTAACTACTGTTTCTGGTATGGTAAATATGATTTCGTACCTATGGCCGGAAGTTCTGGAAGTATGTATGATGTGATTATAAATGCTGTAAATAACAACCTAGAGGGGTTGATTGGCCCTGACTTTATCAATGCTATTATTGATAAGTTGGTGTTCGATAGATATCCTCTACTGGAAGAGCGCACTAAGCATTTACTAGAGGCTTCTCTAGGCACCCAAGAATTTGTAATGTTTGTTCTCATGAACAGAGAGAACGACGCTAAGATAGTCTTACATGAATTAATTCGAAGGTACCCAGGGTTTGCTTCTGATATGTTTCTTAAGCGTGCTTTCCTGTTTGTTATGCAGCTTAACAGAAAGCTGGATTTCTTTAAGGGAATGGACGAGATCCCTGTTCCGGCCGACTATCAAGTTCCAAAGATGTTGGAACATTTCGGATGCTTGGAGTATAAAACTACTCTGAGTGATAAAATTTCTACGCATACTATGATTCCTAGGTATTCAATAGAGGAAGTCAGTATTAGAGGAGGTACTATCATAGCGTGTGATAAATTGGCTGAGTTAACCGGCTGGACCAAGTCGGAGATAGATGCGTGGCTGTGGCTACGTAGGAAGGAGTGTAACAAGCCTTTTCATCTCACTATTACAACTGATTACTAGGAGGATCAATTGGCCTTTAACGTGTTCTTTAAAACGGTTCAGAACCATAAAGAATTACAGACAAAAGGTGTACCCTGGTTATGTGATAAGTGTCATACGGAGCCCGAAGTGCTCCTAAGAATAAAAATAGATTATGATACTTTAGTATTGTGTAAGAAGTGTTTGATGGGAGCCAAACGGCTCATTACTGATTTAGAAAAGGAATTAAAAGATGGAAAAGATTGAAAGGACACTGGCAGTAATTAAGCCAGACGGAGTATCTCGAGGATTAATAGGCAAGATTATAAGTAGGATTGAGAGGGAACATCTCAACATACTAGCTATGAGACTCACTGTAGTTAGTAAAGAAGAAGCTAGAGGATTCTATAAGGTACATGAAGGTAAAGCGTTCTTCGATAGCTTGGTAGACTTCACTAGCTCTGGCCCCATAGTGGTTATGGTACTAGAAGGACTAGATGCGGTTAATCGGTGGCGGGGTATGATGGGTGCCACTAATTCAGCAGATGCAGAACATGGGACTATCCGCGGTGATTTTGGCGACAGAAACGTGATACGACATAACGTTGTTCACGGCTCTGACTCCGCTGAAAATGCTGGAAAGGAGATAGATTACTTTTTTCAAAGGAGAGAATGATGTTAAAGAAATTATTCTTATGTTTAATTCTAGTTTTAAGTCTAGCCATAGGTAGTTCAGCGCTAGCATGCGAACCAGACCAGGTGTGTACTCTAATCAAAGGATCTAAAGTAATTCAGATCATGCCTGACAGAAGCCTTAGAGGCGTAACAGTGCCGGATGACGTGGAGTTTACTGCTGGGCCAGAACTCAATCCAGTAATGGTAGACAACCTTAACAGTCAGACCGATATGGATTGGAATGAAGGCCATATGGGTATGATTATGGTAGATTTTGGTCAAGGACCTACTCCAGTTATTTTAGTAGTCAAACCTACAGATATTAAAGATTGTAAATAAGGACTCTAATGGACAAAAGATATTACCTGAAAGCCACAGGAGTCAATCGCTTCACAGGCGATGGCTCCTATCAGTGGTTACGGATACGTGGATTCAAAGCCATGAAAGATAAGATTACTGGCAAAGAATCATACGAATTAGAAGTTAAAACTAAGTGGGGTGTTAGGTATATGATGATCAACGACTACAACCCACTGAACGTGGTATTTAAAGACGAACAGGACATGCCGGTCTCATTTGTGAGGGTGATCAAATACTTTAAAGATAGAGGTATAGGACTACTCATAAGCTAACGACCATCATAGTCGTGGTCTTTAAACTAACCTGTCTCTTATATAGAGGGACGGGTTTTTTTATGCCCAAAAAATCAAGGAGGATAATACATGGCTGGTCTTGATGAATATACTAAATTACTTTTACATAATGACGATGTTGGCCTAACAGATTCATCTTTTGGGGGTCATACCACTACTCTGAATTCTGTTTCTAGAAGCGGAGCTACTTCTAAATTTGGAGGATATTCCGCAAGATTTCCAGGCAGTACATATATGACAGTCCCAACTCATAGTGATTGGGACACCGGCACTAATAATTTTACATTTGATGCTTGGGTAAGATTTGATAATTTAAGCGCCGGTAATAGGTTATTTGCTGTAGGTAGCCAAACTGACGGAGCTTACAATATGTGGTTCATAGGTATGTGGGATAGTAATATTAATACTGGAGTCTATAACGGGGCTGGTGGATACTTTGAATCATCTCATCCAGTTTCAGCATCAATAAATACCTGGTATCATATAGCCATAGTAAGAGAAGGTAATAATCTAAAAAAATATTGGAACGGTGTTTATACAGCCTCACAGGATATAACTGGATTTAATCTATCCGGCGGGTCATATGGTCCAGTGCTTGGTGCTAGATGGCACAACGGCAGCCCTATAGAACATTTAGAAGGTTATATGGACGAGGTACGTTTCTCCAATGGTATAGCCAGATGGACTGGGACTGGTAATTTTACTCCGCCAACAACAGCTTATACAGTACCAACTAAAGTGGAAGGTGTGTTAAGCGAGGAGGCTATAATAACTTTGATAGATGAAACTACCGATAATATAGAATATAGAGAGATTGTGTCAGCTGGGGCATATGAAATCCCCTGTAGTTCTGGTACAAAGACTGTGGTCGCGGTAAGAGAATCAGATGGCGACGCTTTAGCGTATGGTAGAGTAGTACCAGTAATAGTAGTATAAAAGGAGAAAATATGGGATATAGAAAAAGTCTTAGAAGACGTAGAGAACAACCCGGCGGACAAGACTTTCAGACTAACCAATATAGAGCCGCAAGACAAAAGAGGAGAAGAGTTACAGAAAAGAAAAGAGAGAAAGTGTGGAGATCTAAGTTTGCAGTAGAACCTATTATATATAGAGCTCAATACGGTAATCCTAGAGACGTAAGAACCTTCCTATTTGACAGTAGTCATATACTAGAAGCATACGTGGATTACTACAACCTTAAAGGTTATGATGATGAAGAAACTATGTGGAATATATTAGTGTTCGTGATTGATCATCTACGCTACGTTGGGGATACTACTACCAAGGGCCAGCCTGAGTTCTGGCAGAACCCAGAGGACACTGTAATTACTATGAAGGGAGACTGTGAGGATGGGGCTATCTTAATCAAGTCTCTAGCACTGGTAGCTGGTATACCTGATTGGAAAGTTAAAATTATGGCTGGTAAGGTGGTGGGTGGAGGACATGCTTACTGTACTTATATCAGACATGATGAGACACAAGTAATTCTGGATTGGTGTTATTGGCCAAACAAGAAAAAGCTCCATGATAGACCTGACAGAGGTAGAGAAGCAAATTATTTAGAGGTATGGTTTTCATTCGATAAAAAACATGGATATGCACCTAGGCCAACTGAATACGGCAATAGTGAAGTTAAAGTATCCTCATTTAAAGTAGGAGGTTAAATATGGCAACACTTAATGCTGGAACAGGATTAGACGGTAATGCAACAGTTTCCGCCGATAAGAATATAAGCACAGAGAGTTTGGTTGGTAGGGGGTATGCAGACATGGTACCTTATCAATGTTCCTCTGTTGGTTCAGACAGCTGTGTAACAAGCGCCACACCTAACGGCATAGTGTCCGGTGATGAAGTACTGTTGATAAATTGGCAGGGTACCAGCAGCAACTATGAACAAGTAGGTAACTATGAAACGTTTATAGTAGATAATGTCAACTCTAATACTATAACATTTACTACCGACAAAACTAAATTCTTTGGAGATACAAGTGGAACTGATATTTGTACTGGAGGAACAGCTACGGCCAGCGCATACACCGGAGCAAATGTGGCTAGTCGGGCTTTTGATGATAATACTGGTACATTTTGGCAAGTACAGTCAGCAACCGCATGGTTAAAATATGAACTAAGTTCTGCTAAGATTGTAGTAAAGTACAGTGTACAGAATCACACATTCACTAATCAGACCCCAAAAGTTTGGACCTTCGAAGGTTCTAATAATGATAGTGATTGGACAGTTCTTGATACAGTGACTGGGCAGACAGGATGGACTAGTACTCAGACAAGAACTTTTAGATGTGACACTACTGGTGAATTTCTTTATTACAGATTAAATTTTACAGAAGCTAATGGTAGTAATGACGAGATTATTCTATCTGATATAGATATGTATGACGCCACTGACACCAATATTGGTACCGGCGGCTCTAACCAAAGAGTAAGGGTTCAAAGAGTACCTCAGTATAACAACCTTACTATAGATAATGGTTATACATTAACAGCAAATGATGCTTGGGATACAGGCACCGGCGGTATTTTATTTCTTCGTGCTGCTGGCACTATATTAGTTAATGGTTCTATTGATATGACTGGTAAGGGCTATGCTGGAGGTTATTCTAATTATTCTAATCCTAATTGGTATGTTAGAACTGGTGCTAGTTATCACAGAAACCACATAGCTGTTACATGGGGAACTTCTTACTTCCTTACTCCTAATAAGGGCGGCGGAGCTAGAGGTGGATACAACGGTAGTATATGGGCCACTGGGGCTGGAGCTGGTTATGGTACAACTGGTTTGGCCGGTATGAGTCATAACTGGGACGGCAACAACTATAATGAATATCGTTTGGGTAGTGGAGGTGGCGAAACTTATGGTGAGCCTACTTTAGCTAAACTGTTCTTAGGTTGCGGTGGTGGTAGTGGTGATGAAAACTGGGTAAAACAAGCGGATACTTATGCTGATGGTGGTGGTATTATAGCATTGTTTGCCACTACATTGGATATTTATGGGAGTATATCAAATAACGGTACACCAGGTGTAGCCGGGCAGACTTCTAATTGGCCGGGTGGTGCTGGTTCAGGAGGATCAATTCTCATTCATGCTGGCACTCTGTATACCAGATCGAGTACATTTACTGCTATTGGAGCTACCGGTGTGAAATCTGTACAGCCTTATTATTGCTACGGTGGTGACGGTGGTGATGGCCGTATAGCTATTCATTATGCTGCTTTAGGAGATAACATAGCTAGTGTAGATCCTGTACCTTACACTGATTCTGGATTACAACTTCCGTACAAAATAGAAGGGATAGTGAGTGATGACTGCTCTATTAGGGTGTATGACTCTAGTTGGGGCTTTGTTAAAACACACGCTGCTACAACCGGATCTTATGAGATATCTAATTTACCGAATGCTGGGCCGTTTTATGTTATAGCAGACCCCACAGCGTCGGGTACCAATATTGCAGGATACAAAGGAGTAGTACCTACTCAATAGGAGGAAATATAATGGGCGACAATGTATTATTTTACGTAGGCGCGGCAACACAAATAGAACATATCTATCAGCTTTTATCTGATAGAGTGAACGAGGGTAGTGTAACTTCTAAGTTTGAAACTATACATTATGAGTGGCATGATGGCGGGCCTATTGAAACTATGGGTACCTATACTAACACTAGTAATGGGGTTGGTAGGGTACAAAGTAATTCTCCTGAATTAACAATACCCGCTGGGCCCAGTGGAGTAGCACCGGCAGGTTGGATATACGAAGATTATTACAGAACTGTCATGGATGCTACAGCTAATATAGAACACAATGGTGGTGCTGATAATAGAGACTGGTCTTGGTCAACTGTTTATGTGGTTGATTCTCCAAATATAATCTGGTCGCCTTTGTGGGATGATACTCACTATACATCAGTATCGAGTGGTATTGAACACACCGGTATAACAATCACAGAGTACACAGAGAATACAGTAGTAAAGACTAGATCTGTAACAGACAGAATAACAAGATACTATGAGGAAATCGACGATGAGAACTATGATGGGTATGATGCAGAAGGTGAAACATTCCACTTCTGGCATGATGACTGGGCAACTAATTATGGCCCAGGTAGAGTATGCTCAAGCTCGATGACAGTACATTCGCTGTACCAAGAGAGACGAAGCTACAACGATAATATAGGTGATTGGGATGATGTGCTTGCCGCTACAGAGGGATATGAGGTAGATACCGGTTACGGTGATGCGGTAAGGTCCAGAGTGGATACTGCGACTTGGACTACTTGGCAAAAGACTAGAGTTTTTTATAGTTTTCAACCCAGAAGTGACCTAACTTCATTCGATGATAGAACTATAACTTCAATGGACCTTAGGATAGATAGTGCCGGTACTGGTACTCCAGAGCCATTGGTTCTTCAAGAAGGTACCCAAGTAGGTTCTGGGGGAACCTTAGTAACTGACGATTTCAATAACTTCACTGGTGGGTTATTATCAACAGTGATTTCTGGATGGACTAACGGAGACTATAATACTATAACATTAAATTCTGGCGGAAGTACGTTTGTTGAAAACAATATTGTAGGCCAGAGTGATATAAAATTTTGCTTTAGAGACTATAATACAGATTATCTGGGTGGGAGTGTTGGAACCCCATCTTATGATGCTAATATGTATTTTGGAGCTAACAGCGTATTAGCGCGTAATCCTAAACTTTTTATTAGGTATATGAAGGTCCCAGAGTGGACAGATCATACATTTGATTGGAGTAGCATAACCGGCTCATACAGCAATGGAAAATGGCACTCAGCTGTATCAGGTCCGTACTCAACTATATATCTAGATGTTTCTGGTAGTTGGGCTACTGGCTACAGGCCGGTTGCTGTTAGGTTTACGTTTGGCGGTGTAGCTACAATGGATGTCGCTCAAATAACAGAAGAATATGATGAATATGAGATTATAGATGAGGCTGATTATGTATCTGAAACAATAGTCCTGCCTAATTGGCAGCGTAATGATACTGACGGGGATATAGGTAAATTATACTTTAGAACCCCTAACTCAGAGACTTTCTGGATTTCAAAAATAGAATTCTTAGAGCCTTAATAGGAGGAACAATGGCTAACAAAAGACTGGATCAATTATCAAACACATCAACAATAGACAACGATGATTTGCTACTAGTCTATGATGTTGATGAACCTAGTAAGAATAAAACAAAGAATATTACTTACTCACAGTTCCACACTTTAATTAGTGGTACTGTAGGTGGGGGCGGTGGTGGTATTAGCGAAGTAGTAGAGGACAGTACCCCCCAGCTCGGTGGTGATTTAGACGTTAATAGTAATGCTATCATAGCCGCTGATTATGGCGAAGGCACAGGGGCTGGCAGTAATCTTAATTTCTGGGCTGGCGAAGGTGGTACCACAGGCGGCAACGGTGGTTATTTTTGGTCTGAAGGCCGAAGAGCGATAGGCGGCAACGGTAACGGTGGTAGTTGGTCTGGATACGGCGGTGGTGGTGCTGGATCTGGTGATGGTGGAAAGGTAGAACTAGTAGCTGGTAACGGTGGGTCAGGCGGTGGAACTGGCGGAGACGCAAATTTACATAGTGGTCTTGGCACTGGCGGCGGGGATGGCGGTACTGTGAATGTAGGCGCACACAATAGTGTTGGCGGAGCTGCTGGCAACACAAATATCACTGCTGGCGACGGAACTACTGCAGCTGGAAATATTTCATTGATAGCGGGTGATTCTCAACCTGGTGCCGGTATTGATGGCGGTGATATTATATTAACGCCTGGAGAGGGTGATGGGGCAGGCAACTACGGCGCTATCAACATTACACAAACAACAGCCCCAACCGTTACAACAGATAAATTATATAATGTATCTGGTACTCTTACTTGGAATGGCACTGATTTGACAGCCACTACAGGTGTAAGTGGTTGGTTTGATGACGGTGAAAATTTCAGATGCACTGTAACCAATGGATTAATCACAGCTATGGGAGCAACTGTGTCTGGTGGGTATAACGTAGCGTAGTAATACTTGACAAATAGAAATTAATGATTATGTTGTTTATATGAATACTATAAGGGAGGTGATGCGCGGCATATGATATGAGCTTTACGGGTGAACAAATATCATACAAAGGGAGCAACACTTCATGGGACGTAATATAATAATTGATACTAATTTGTTGTTGGACGATGCAAATGTGATTTACAAGCTTTCAAAAGAATACGAAAAGATAATAATCCCATTGACGGTACTAAAGGAGTTAGATGACAAAAAATATAACCCAAACTTATCATACAGCGCAAGAAATGCAATACTATCAATTAGACAGTTCAAGGAGGAATATCCCGATAAAATCACCTTCCATATTGGCGAGGACGAGATCGATGGCAATGACGCCAAGATAATCGAAGCCGCCAAAGAAGTGGGAGCCACGGTCGCCACGAAGGACATGTCGATGTCCATTCAAGCCGAGGCCAAAGGTTTAGACACTAAAGTTTACGATGTTGTATTAAATAATATATTTAATCCGTATATTTATATCCAACACGAGAAACTATATATAGAAGAGGATGTATTTGCATATGGTCAAATGTACGCAGGTGAAGCTTACGAAAGCGTACTCAGACTGTTCTCTAAAGCATCTGAGCAAGAGCTTAACCGCGATGCTTGGTTCTTTGTTATTATCAATGTCGACACAGAACGACCAATAGTATATGCAAATAACCCAACGGATTATATCTTTGACAGGATCGATAACAACGCTTTGTATCTCGAGACTAGATTAGACGGAAACACTATAAAAGCTAGAGATACTTATCAGAATTGTGCGTTATACGCACTACAGGTTGCGCCGCACTGCTTAATCACAGGTTGTTGGGGCAGCGGTAAGACTTTATTGAGCGTAGCGCATACATTAGCACACAGCACCAGAAAATCTTTCATCACCAGGGCCCCTATAGGCCTGGATAGGAAATATGATCTAGGTTTCATGCCAGGCAAGAAAGAGGACAAGATGATGGACTGGGTAGCTGGTTTCCTCAGCGCACTGTATTATATATACGGAAATAGCAGAGGCCAACAGAAGGACGGAGCCAGCTACGATCATATAAAAGATGTTATGTTCAGAGACATGTTTGAAATTTTACCAATGAATGCCATCCAAGGACTGTCTCTGCTCGACAAAGACATCCTGTTAGTGGACGAAGTTCAATTAATTTCAGTAGATTATATCAGTATGATTTTAAGTAGGCCTTCCGAAACAGGCAAACTAATTCTTATGGGCGATCTTAAACAAACCTATAATGTAGTGAAGCCCTCTGAGTCTGGCTTACTAAAACTTTTAAGAGTTTTACCGCATAAGTCTATGGCTTATGTTGAGTTACAAAATTCATATAGGTCTGATATCCTGGAAGTAGCTGATAAACTTCAGGATAAAACTATTGGGTAATGGCAACCAAATGTGACGAGTGCGGGGAGCTTACTTGGGCAATCTACATAACCCGCGAATACAAAAGATTATGTGGGAAATGTTACGACAAGACTAGGCCCGAAAGGCAGTTTGAGCCTGAGGATATCCCATACCGGGATCGGGCATATTAAACATAAGGAGATGAAAACATGGGATATATAACGTTTAACGTGGCCGCGGAAAGTGCTGGGTATACAGGAGACCCTATTACCTGGCTTATGCATACTGACGGTGGCACTGACTCGCAGGCTGTTATTTTAGAAAACGGCGGGTCGCAAAATAATATTAATGATTATGCTTATAAAAGTGATATACTTCAGGACGGTAGGGTGGTTATAGCTAGCTATGAGCCCGATGTAACTATCACTTGTTTTGAGGTAGGGTCTACTACCAGCGTGTCTTGGTCAACAGAACTTACTGGTGAGGTGTTTTATTCATACTGTAATATCAAAGTGCTAACAAATAATACCATTGCAGTATCTTATGTCGATACAGATGAATATGGTAAGTATGCTATACTTGATTCTGACGGTAATATACTATATGGGCCATTACGTTATGATGGAAATAATGGATCTTATGAAGAGTATGATAGTATGATTGCATTACCAGATGGAGGATTTGCTATTATCTATGATCAATACCCAGGAACTGACACAGACTGGATAGCAATACGTAATGCTGACGGAACAAGTAGAGCCGATGTAGAACCTTCATACGCAGATTATAGGGATGGAGCAAACCAAATAAATGTATTTCCTGATGGTATTATTGCTCGTTTTATGGATAATACGAGTGATCTTGGCTTATATACATTCAATCCCACAACTGGGGTAGAAATACTTAGTGGTGCGGATAAATGGTCAACAGTTTGCACCGGCTACTTCATTAAATCAGCTGCGTTAAGTACTTGGACTGATAAATTAGCAGTATTTTTTAGAGGTCCTGGTGATGGTTCGTCAGGCGGCTCTATATATGGAACTATAATTCATTCTGATGGTACTCACCCAGATGTTTATGATAAAGTTGTATATACAAGATATTTCTCATCTGGTCTTGTTAATGTAATAGACGTAGTGGTTAACCAAGATGATCAATTCATATTACACTTTGAAGACTCAGGCACCACAGCTGGCGATGGTGAAAAATATTTAGTATTAGATAGTAATTTAGATGTAGTAGGCGATGCGGACGGAACCACCGCTTTTATTGGAGATCCGGCCGATGTTTCACCTTGGATGGAAGGATGCGCAATTTAACAATAACAATTAACTAATAGGAGAGACAAATGACTAAACAAGAGATAATCGATGCTTTGACTGCCCTGGCGGCTGCATTGGATGCTATAAAAGGTAGTTCTACAGATGTTGAATTTCATGATGCCTATAAAGACAGAGAAACCGGTATCGGACCTATTAACTACGGTGTAAGAGGTCTGAGAAAATCATAGGAGTAAATAATGGTGATACAAGAATTTGTTCATATGAAAGAAAAGGAAAAGCAGCTAAAGAAAGCTCTAGCTGGGCTTAACAAAAAGAAAAAAGAATTCAAGGGCAAGGAGGATTACTGCGATGACGGAATCAAGCCTGACTGTAAGTGTGAATGGCAAGACGAAGACCCCAACTGTTGTGAATATGTTTGCAGGCCCTGGAGCAGGTAAGTCTACCACCTCGGCCGCATTATTTACATTGTTGAAGCTGCACCAAGGAATCCAATGTGAAATGGTAACAGAGTTTGCTAAGGACCTGGTGTGGGAAGAAAGAGACTACACATTCAAGAATCAGTTCTATTTGTTCGCCAAGCAACAACATAGAGTATGGAGAGTTACTGAGAAGGTAGACATCACCCTGACAGATTCACCTATCCTATTAAGTTGTATATACGGCAAACATTACAAACGGGATAATGATAACGATGCTTTCTATGATTTTGTACTACACGAACATAACAGATTTAACAATATAAATTTTTTCATAGAGCGTAAGAAACGATATGCTGGATACGGCAGGAACGAAACAGAGGAAGAAGCTAAGATAGTCGATAAGAAGATTAAAGATTACCTTGCTGATAAAGACATACCCTATTACCCTATATCTGGAGATATCAAAGGAATAAGTGACGCTCTAGAGGTTATTTTAAACAGTATAGATAGGAAATCAGAGTTTGAAATAGTAAAGAAATAGGAAGAGGAGGCAAACATGAGACTAGAAGATGCGGTATTTGACGAGCTAGAAGCGGAAATGGAACTAGCAGGGCAAACATGTGTGCTAAATCATCACGACGACATTGAGAGACCCGCAGTAGATTTCTTATGCCACCAAATGGGGTTTGAATTACCTGACGGTAATTACGAAGCGGATGCTGAACTAAGAATCCCAATATGTGAGGAATGTGTACAAGGATTAACGAGCGGAGATTGGATATTGTTTTATTGTATAGGATGTAATGAATCACAGTGGCTCAAGAAAGATTTAGCTAAGATGAATTACCAAGAGGGTACTAATATAATAGCATTAAAGAAGTGCCCTAAATGTTTTAACGAACTATTAGACTAAAAGTATCGTGGTCGAATAAACTAACCTCTCTATGTTTATAGAAGGGTGTTTTAGGAGTTCACCTTCTATACCAGGTTAGGAAATGATTGGAATAATTATTTTTTATTGGGGAGGCAAGTATGAACGTTAACTCTGAATGGAAAGACGAGGTCATGGCCGAGCTTGACAAGGCCATTCAACGTGGTAATGTCGACGAAGACACACTTAAGGTAATGAAGGAACTTCTAAAAGGCGCTAAGGCACGTGTAAGTATCTCCGAATACTTTAACGACCAAGACTAAGGAGGTGTCTTTATGAGACGGAGAGGGTGGAGTTTTACTGAGGAGAAGGTGCTCATTGATAATTATAACAAGTGCACCATCAAGGAACTGGAAATGATGTTCCCTGAGCGATCAAGGGAGAGTATCAATAATAAAATTAAACGTCTAAAGTCAGCTGGCAAAATAGCAGAGGGCAAGGATGATGATACTGTCCAAAGATCATATGATCAACGCGGTAAGCAACCATTTATGACAATTAACGATGTACATTTCAAGTAATTGGAGGTCAAATATGGCCGGACAATCGTTTTCACGTAACCCACTTGACGGGTCTATATGTTCATCTTGTAAACATATGGTACGTAGGGTTATTATACCATTCAACGAGGCGGAATACGGAATCGATAGGGAAGCTTTAGAGATTCCAGCCGACGAGGACGTGATTTACGAGCATTATTTTTGTAATGAGACAGCGCTTGATTTAGATCATTTAGTAATAGAATGTAGTTGTTATAAAAACAAGATGAAAAAGGAACTGTTAAAGATTGATTTATGATTTTTCTTAAGGATTACAGTGAGATTTGCAAGATTAGAAAGTCTTGCCAGCTGGTTGCCAGGTACTTAGAGTTAGTACAGGCCATAGTTGAGACCAATACAGGTGTAACAACGTTAGAATTAGACGAGATAGCCACAAAGTTCGCTAAGGACAATGGGGCTATTCCTGCGTTCAAAGGTTACAAAGGATTTCCATACTCCATATGTGCGTCTGTGAACAATGAGGTAGTTCACGGCATGCCAAACGATAAACCTTTACAAGAAGGCGATATCCTGAGTGTGGATTACGGTATTTTATTTGACGGCTATCACGGTGATTCTGCAATCACTGTTCCCGTAGGGGAAGTATCTGATAATGCTGCTGATATAATAAAGACCGGTCAGGAATGTTTGTATTATGGTATTGATGCATTTTGTGAAGGTTCACGTCTGAACCAAGTGTCACATGCTATACAATCATACGCTGAAACTAACGGTTACGGGGTTGTTAGGAACTTCGTAGGTCATGGGATAGGCAGAGACTTACACGAAGAACCACAACTATTTAATTTTACTAATAAACCGGCTGATGGTATCTTACTTAAACGTGGATTGGTTCTCGCCATAGAGCCTATGATAGTAGAAGGGAGTTACGCTCTTTATCAAAGTGAGAATGGCTGGACAGCATACACAAAAGATGGTGGATTATCCGCTCATTGGGAGCACACAGTCGCACTAACAGAAAACGGCACAGAGATTTTAACTTTAAGAGGTAATGAACTATGAAGCTTTTTGAGCAAAATGAATTAGATAGAAAAGTTATGGCCGATGTTAATAATAAATCAAACGAGGCTGCAAGGCCGAGAGTTAAAACAGATCAATTTCTACCGTTCCCATTCAGCAATATAAACGATCCTGAATGGAGATTTAGAAATAGATGTTCACTATCAGGATGGATGTATATAGCGTCCAGAGCAGTAAGAGCGCCGGGTGCTCATGATGAATATGATCTTTTTCACAGGTATTGGGACGATAACAGATTAGCCGCTGCTGTCAGTGTTAGGGTTTTGGCCGACGCTTTTAGGTATAAACAAACTAAAAAACCCAGGGAATGGATTAAGGATTTAGAAGCTGAGGGGGCCTTCATAATAGAAAAATTAAAGGTGCCAGGTAAACCAGAACCAGCTAATATTTATGTACTAGGTGAGTTCAAACCGGACTATTTTTTGTGGTATTATGGTAACATGAAAATTGCCCGAAAAGATTGGAAATAATACACAGGGTACTGAGAGTACCCTCATACAGGGTACTGTGGGAACCCTGCTACAGGGTACTGAGAGTACCCATATAATATAGAACTAAATAAAGAAGTGAATAGAGAAATATATGTTTACTGGTATGATGAACATAAATCCTGGAATTAAATCAGGCTTGAGACAGCCTTTCACAATAACTGTGGCAGGCCAAACCTTTTTCCTGACTCACGATGAATCCCGCGGCGTGATCGAGTGGAATATGTTTATCGACGACGAGCATATGAAGGCGTATGTTGAAAAAATATTAAAAAATTACTTGACAAATCAATAATATGTATTATATTGTAAGTAGATGTTAACACGTCTGTTAATAAAAGGCAAGGAGATTTACTATGACAAGAAGCGAAGTTTATCATTTAATCAATGGAGAAAGGGAGTTTCAAGACCAATACTGGGGCGATATCGATGACGCAGGATGGAGCCCGACAGATTGGTGTGTATTTATTCGTATGTATTTGGAGAAGGCAGAGAAAGGAATGGTAGGCGCTACCTCAGTTGATGAGGCGCGCAGAATACAAATGGAAAACATTCGTAAGATCGCAGCCTTAGCAGTTGCGGCTATGGAAAACAACGATACACCAGAAAGGATTTAATTATGAGTATTCCGTACATTATTGAGAAGGGACCCAACAACCAAGAGCGTGCATATGATCTGTATTCTAGACTACTTAGAGATCGTATCGTATTTATTAAAGGCCCCATCGGCCATGGCTCAGCAGACGCAGTTGTAGGTCAGCTATTATTCTTAGAATCAGACGCACCTGAGAAAGACATTTTTATGTACATTAACAGTCCAGGTGGGTACATTACTGAGATGTATGGTATTTATGACGCCATGACCTACATCAAACCAGATGTAGTTACAATGGGTTATGGACAGTGTTGCAGCGCAGGTTCGTTTTTACTGGCTGCAGGAACTAAGGGTAAGAGATTCGCACTGCCTAACGCGGACATTATGATCCACGAGTTGGCCGGTGGTACTAGTGGTAAATTTAACGATATGAAGCAAGATTACAAAAAGATGGAAAGGCTTCATGAGAAGATGGCCAACCACTATGTAGAGTTTACTGGCCAAGACATCGATAAGGTTAAAAAGGACATGGAACGCGATCATTGGTTGACCGCGGAAGAAGCAAAAGAATATGGCCTTGTTGATGAAATACAATATTCAAGGGAGTAAAGGATAATGGCAATTCCGTATAAGAAACAGTTTGTTAAGTCTGATGGCCGTAAGTTGAATCGAACCGGCCCCAGAGATATGCAAGCACGGGCGTCAGTTTCCGGCACAGACCCTGAATTGGTTGCGTTATTGACCAACCAGATAGCAGAACTTAAGGCCGAGATTATGGCTATGAAAAGTAGGAGTGGTGATGCCCCTCCTGTAGGATTCTTTTCACCAGAACAGGTCGATGAGGAGATTAGAAAGGCTGTGGAAGCCGCTATAGCTGAAGCTGCTATCTCATTTAAGGGACAGACCAAGAATGCCGATCTGGCACCAATAGTGAAAGAGTATAAAACACAGATTTTAGAGTTACAACGAGGGAACGATAATCTCACTAAACTACACGCTACAATTGCTAAGGAAAATACCGACCTAAAAGAGTCGCTTTCCAAACTTGAATCAGAAACTGGAGATTTCGCTGAACTCAAGAAACAGATAGCAGTTCTGGAGCAGGAACTTAAAGGCAAAGAGGAACTTATTGAGACTCTTAAATCCAGACCAGCTATCATCGACGGTGAGGTACCTGTAGATCCTGACAGGCCTCAGATGGAGCAAGTTTTCGTCGATCCTCTCGAGGAAGATGCAGGAGAAGGAATGAAGTCGTCAATCACTATCGAAGAAGTCACTAAAGAAGAAGAGGTGGACGATAAGGTTGATAAACTTCGGGGATTGCTCGGAAAGTTACCAACTAAATAGGAGGTAGAATTATAATGAGTAAAGGTGTAGGATTAGACATTGGCACTAACATGTTAGTAGCTGCTACGATAGGTGAAGAAGGTAAGCCTGTATTTAAAATGCAGCGTGATGCCTTCTACAGAATTGTGCCGAAGAGTGAAGTCAATCGTAACAGCATCAAAAAAGCCCTCGACAAGAGAGGCTTTAATTTCATCGAGGACAAAGACGGTTCGTTTGTGGTTGTCGGAGAGGAAGCCCTTGAGACAGCTATTGAAAGAAACGACGTTGCAAAGAGGCCGTTAAGGAGGGGTGTAATTTCACCCAAAGAAAAAGATTCTCTACCAATGCTGAAAATTCTTATTAAGAATCTACTGGGTCAGGGAGACGGGGACACCAACCTGGTTTACTCCGTACCCGCTAAACCCATCGATGGTATTTTTGATATCGTATATCATACCGAAATGATGGGTGGTTATTTAGGACAGATGGGGTACCGAGCGCAGCCTATTAATGAGGCGTTCGCCATCGCACTGAGTGAGCTTCTGGATGAAGGTCTCACCGGTATATGCCTGAGCTTTGGTGCTGGCATGGTAAACACCACGGTTATCCATCAAGGAGACCCACTTGTAGAATTTAGTACGACCAGGGCTGGTGATTTTATTGATATGTCCTCAGGTAATGCCTTGGACATCTCGCCCAGCTTAGTACAGCTTGAGAAGGAGTCTGGAGTGGACTTGAATAACCACTCTACAAAAATCATGGAGGCTGTTTCTGTGTATTATGGTAGTGTTATCAGATACACGTTAGAGAACATAGCCTTCGAACTTGCCAATCGAAAGAAAGATCTCCCCATATTTAGAGAAGAGGTTAAGATGGTAGTTTCTGGTGGCCTGACCAAAGCTACTGGATTCATTGGTAAGATGCAGAATGTTTTAGGTCAGGTAGACCTTCCGATCAGAGTATCGGAAATTGTAAAAGCAGGCGACCCAATGACCGCGGTTGCTAATGGTTGTCTTTTGGCAGCCCAACTTTAATTTTAGGAGGATACATTAGAATGAAACTGAATGACGTAGTTGGTCTAAGACCAACATTAGAAAAGATTGCTGGTAAGGACATGGACGGAGCAGTGGCTCTGGAGTTTGCTAATTTTGTGAAGGATATCTTAGTTGATATCCAAGCATTTGAGATGAAACGTGCAGATCTTTTTCGGAAGTATGGCGAGGAAGTAACAGAGGGTGAGAACAAAGGCGTGAGAATCAAAGCAGAGAACGAGAAGAAGTTCAATGCAGCGATTAAGAGAGCGCTGAATAAAGAAGTCAGTGTAGAACCTTTTGACATCGCCAGTTTGGGTATTACTATACCTCCTGCTGATTTAATTAACGCTACTGTATTATTTAAATAATATAACCTCTAGTTATATAGAGTTTAGGAGGAAATATGCCTAATTTTGGGAATAGATCTAAGAACAACCTGGCCACTGCACATCCAGATTTGCAGAGGCTGTTTAATGAAGTTATAAAGCACTACGACTGTGCCGTTATATGTGGGTACAGAAACCAGGCAGATCAAGATAAGGCTTATCACGAAGGACGCTCCAAGATCAAATATCCTAACGGCAAACACAACAAACAACCATCACAGGCCGTTGATGTTGTACCTTGGTTCTCTAACAAACCTAACATTCGCTGGAACGATAAAGAAAAATTTTATCATTTCGGTGGTTATGTTATGGCTGTCGCTGATCAACTAGGTATTAACCTACGTTGGGGCGGCAACTGGGATAGCGATGACGAACTTAAAGATCAGACCTTCTTTGATCTTCCACATTTCGAACTAAGAACTTAGGGAGGTTTATACTAAAATGAGCGAACGTATTACTGGAACTGTGAAATGGTTTTCTAACGAACGTGGGTATGGATTTGTATTGATTGATGATGACCCTGATGAGCAAGAATACTTTGTACACTATAGTTATATTACTATGGAAGGTTACAAAACTCTGCGTGCTGGACAGAAGGTTTCTTTTGTCCTAGCCGACACTGATCGTGGAATACAAGCCCACGACGTACAGCCTGAGGAGTAAATAAGATGGTATTAGCTGAAGTTCTCATAGAGATGAAGACTCTTAGGCAGAAGATCAGTCAACTTGAGGATTATCTTCACAGAACAGCTGGCCAGGATGCGACATTAGCTGACAAAGCGACCACAAAGTTGCTGGACTTACTTGATAAACACCGTAGCCATCTCATATCTATTAATAAATTTAATAATAGTATAGAGGTATCTATTGGTGGACAGAAGGTGAGTTTAGCTAATGCCATTCTTATTACACAGACTATGAAACGTAAGATAGATTTGTTAAATTCTCTTATAGAGAAGGAAGAGTGTGTGTTGGATGTTTTTAGTCTTATAGATCAGAGAGACTTACTATTAGAAGATTATACTACAATATCAAATGGCCTGACAGCCATCGAATGGAGCACTACAGTTGATTAAAAAAGTATGGGCCCAATTTGACGAAATGGATTTGAAATGTGTTTGTGATGAACATCATAGGAAGTGCAAAGATGACACCTGTAAAGAATACGTTGTCAAGTTCATGGAGATTGATAGAGAACAAGAATTAGAGGATGCAATGGCGCACCTTGATAAGGAATCGAAGAACCTAAGGAATGATATAAAGAAGTTCCAAAGCAAGATAAGCCGAAGCATTAACAAGTATAAGATTTAAAGGAGACGGATATGATTATAGGAATTTCAGGCAAGGCCCGTTCGGGTAAAGATACTTTTGCAGAGATGTTAGCTACTGCTCTTAACAAGGGTTCTTATCCGCCATATGTTATGATGGCGTTTGCTAATGAGCTTAAACTAAGATGCCAGGCAGCTTTTGAGTTGACGTGGGAGCAGCTTTGGGGAGACGATAAGGAGAAATACGACAATCGGTATCCCAAGGCGAGAGGGCCCCTACCATTCTGCGCAGGAAACAGAGACGACGGTAAAGGATTAGAGGTACTAGAGGAAAGAAAATTCTGGACTGCACGTGAAATCATGCAGGACTATGGCGCTTTTTACAGAACCATAGACAATGAATTTTGGGTAAAGAATTTATTTAGAGTAATTGAAGATAAGGAATACACGAATGTCATTGTTACTGATGTTAGATATATTAATGAAGCTGATTATATTCTTAACAATGGTGGTTATGTTATTCGAGTTGAGCGTGAAAATAAGGATACTGTGCATAACGAACAGCATCCGTCGGAGGTCGAACTCGATGGGTACGGGAGATTCGACTATACCGTAATTAACAATTGGACGTTGGACCACCTAAAGTTAGCAGCGTCTGAGACTGCTGCTTTCCTTAGAGACAGTGAGAACGATTTAAAAAAATTAAAGGAGATTAAGATCAATGGCTAAAGATATGAAGATTACGATCGGCGCCGATCAGGTGATGTTTTCAAACATCTCCAAGAGCAAAGATGGGTATAACTCAGCCCGTGTTGTAGCTAAAATTGCGGACAACGAATATATGTCAGTAAGCTATGAGTGGGAAGGTAAGAATGTCCCTGATTTCGCTATGAGCCTTATGGGCTTTATGCAAGCCAATGAGTTGGAACTAGGTTCTGTGGTTGAGTCCTACGAAGACGATGAGTATGCTTGTAAAACATGTAAGGAGCACACCGCGAAGAAAGAGAATCCATTTTCTAAGAAAAAGAAAGATGAGGATATGGATGATGAGGACGACGACAAGAAGAAAAAGAAAGACAAGAAGGAAAAGAAAGCAAAAAAGTAGATAAGGCTGCCAGCCAGAAGTGTGTGAACTATTGTTCAAGACAAGCGGACAGTCTTCATGACTCTGGCAGCCCAGAATGGCACGAGTTTTATAACGCTTGCGTGACTCTTTGTAATCAAGTAGAATAAGGAGAAAATAATGCCAATTGATATATCTGAATACGCAACACCACGTTGGGTTAGGATGAGAACCAGGTATCCTTGGGTTACTGAGAGAAATTATAATTACAGGAATTTAACCATAAATCCCAGGACACCGTTAGCACGATATAATACAGACCAAGTCAACGTGCGAGGAGATGGTTGGAAGGCTCCTGGATATAATGTGAATCATAATTCCATTACTATAGAGAGAGTGAACACCGGAGTCGATACTTCTGATCGACAATTCAGACCGTATTAAAGGATAAGGAGCGGAATTACAATGGTAGACGAAAAGGTTAAAAGCGAAGTATTCGCTGAACAACTGGAATTGATTTATGACGAAACAATTAGGGAGTTCACAAGGCTGTGTATATGTGCTGCTCCTGATTATTTTTTTACAGACTGTCCTGCATCCTCAACGGGTAAATTCCATCCGATTGATGAGCTAGGTGCGGACGGTACCATGCTTCACACCAAGAAAGTCTTTACAGTGGCCTATCAGCTCAGTAGAGGCCTGGTATGTGAGAATAGCAGAGACGAGATTTTAGCAGCTTGTCTTATACATGATTTGAGAAAGCAAGGAATGAAGAAATCCGGGCATACGGCTAAAAACCACCCGGCTTTAGCTGCTGAATTGGTTAAAGAGGTTCAGGACGCTACACAGATGCTGTCCAATAAATCTTACCGAATCATACGCAACGCCTGTGGTTACCATTATGGCCCGTGGAGTTCAAAGGAATGGCTTAAGGATTTAAAAGATTTTACATCGGAAGAATTGGTAGTGTACCTCTCTGACTATATAGCTAGTAAGAGAGAGATACATGTAGATCATAGACGGGAGAGGACTTAATGAACACAAATTTCAAGAGAGCTGTAGAAAAATATGTAAAACAGACTCCCTTGGATCAAGAGCTCACTCCTGGAGCAACACCTAGGAGGTATGAGCCTAAGGGCGGTGTTAATAAACACAACGCTAGGATTCATAGGGAATCTAGAATTTCTGATCAAAAAGGATTAGACTTTACTTTTAGAAAACCCCCAAAGCCTAAGGGAAGATCTGCGTACATAGAGTGCGATAACTGTGGTTACATCACTTCAGCAACAACCGCTACTGCTGGGATTATATGCCCAGAGTGCAAACAGTTCTCCACCGTTACGGAGGTGACCGAAGATGAGTAATGGCGGTAGAAGAGGTCGTCCTATAGGTTTTAAACTTAGTGAGGCCAGTAAAAGAGCAATAAGCGAATCTAAAAGAGGTCAGAGACACAGACAAGCAACAAAAGATAAAATTTCTAGTTCACTGATATGTTATTTCCGTAATAAGCACCCATTATCAGAAGAGCTAACTAACATGTATTGTAACTTCGAAGAGGGCGGAGAGGTTTGTGAGTGGATGGCCCACAACGAAGACAACCTCGACATGATTGAAGATGTTATGACGTTGAAGAGCTTGAGGAATGCAAACCGTATAGAACTTACAGTAGGACCTAATATAGAATACTTTAGCCACGAAGTAACACCAGAGCTGTTGGTGTTATTCATGGAAACGTGCGAAGAGCTGGGGTTAAACCCAGATGATTTATTCGACGAGATGGGCTACTAGGAGGTAGCGTGGGCAGACCGAAGAAGGCGCCTGAACCAGCGAGGATGGCCAAGGACCTCATTCCCATTGAGGAAATTTTTACAGAACCAGAGGCAGCCATATATCGTGATTTTGTATCCGTGTACCTAGCAGACTTTGATAAGGAAGATCTTACTGCTGGTGACATGGATGATATCATGGACCTTGCCAAGAACAGAGTGTTAGAGTTCAGGCTTTTAAAAACTAGCAGGGACGATGCTGACAGACAGGTAGATATCTCAGCAGCCCTAGAGAAAATCCGTAAAGAGAACAAGGTTCTCAAGGAGAATCTTGCGTCTAGACGTAAGGATAGAATAAACCCCAATGAACTGAAGGGTTTTTCTATCGTGGATCTAGCTGTAGCTTTCGATGAGGAAAAGAAAACCAAGCTACAGGAACAGATACGCAAGAACAGGATAGAGGAGGAAGCTATCTTAAAAACTCGTGAGGACTACTCGGGCAACAGGTATGATGTGGACACAGATCTTAATGAGGGGGACGATGATTAGTGGCGAGACAAAACATTGACCTTCTTATGGATCAAGGAACACAACTGCTTCAGTTCTACAGAGAGAACCCCTCTATAGCTGCGTTCGAACTTCTAGGAGTTGACCTGGCTGACATACAACGCGTAGTGTTTGAAGACATGTGGTTTAGAAACTACGTCATTACAGTCGCTGGCCGTGGTTTTGGTAAGACGTTTTTACTGGGTACGTTATCGGCCTTGAGTTGTATGTTATACCCTGGATACCGTGTTGGGCTTATAGCACCTGTTTTTCGTCAGTCCAAGATGATATTTAGTGAGGTTGAAAAGCTATACGCTAAATCCCCTCTCCTACGAGAAGCTACAGAGAAGAAACCTACCCGCGGTTCAGATACATGTTATTTAAAATTTAAATCAATAGGTGGTTACAACCCATCATTCATCGAGGCTTTACCTCTTGGCGACGGTTCCAAGATTCGTGGGTCTCGTTTCTATTTAATAGTGGTGGATGAGTTAGCCCAGGTACCAGACCAGACTCTGGACATGGTTGTTCGTCCTATGGGGGCGACGACACTTGAGCCAATGGAAAATGTACGTAGGCTAGAGCGCCAGAAACGACTGATTGAATTAGGTCTGGCCACTGAAGATGACTTTGAAGATGAGACTGTAAATAAGATGATAATGACATCATCTGGTTTCTACAAGTTCAACCATATGTGGCGCCGTATGCGCGACCATTGGGACATGATGGATAGAGACGGTGAAGAGTCTCAATACCGTGTGTGGCAAATACCGTACTGGGATCTACCTGAGGGCTTCTTAGATAAAAACAATATTATGGAAGCTAAGCGTATTATGTCCGACGCTGAGTTCAGAATGGAGTACGAAGCTGCCATGATTGACGACTCAGAAGGATTCTTTAAGGCGTCTGTTCTGGAAGCTTGTACAGAGGACAGTGGACACACACTGGAAGTCAGAGGAGAGCCCGGAGCTGAGTATGTAATCGGTGTAGACCCATCACAGGGTGGAGACGCTAGCTGTGGTGTAATAATAATAAAGTATGGTAATCCTAATAGGATTGTAAACGTACTAGAGTTGAAACGTAAAACAACACAAGAACTAACTATGATGGTGCAGGCTATATGTGATTCTTTTAATGTAATAAGAATCTTTGTGGATAAAGGTGGTGGTGGTAAAGCCATCATGGATCTATTAGAGGATGGATATAACGACTACGAGCCCATCATTGACCGCACAGACGACGATAAGAGACACCTTAAGGGTAGGCATATACTGGAGATGGTAAACTTTAATCCTACGTGGATTGCTGACGCTAACTTCACTACACTATCTATGTTAGAAGATAAAAAACTGTTATTCCCAGAGCCTCCTACAGGCACACTGGAACAGTTATTTGACGCTTATGAAAACGTCAAGACATTAAAGAAACAGATGCTGAATATCATAGTTACACAGACAGCGTCTGGGGCATTACACTTTGACACGCCCAAGAAAGGACAGAATAAGGATTTATACTCTGCTGTAATTTTAGCAGCGCATGGATGTAGAATGGTGGCAAAGGAACTGGAAGGGGATCACGACCCCATATTGTATCAAAGTTCGGGGTATATCAGAGAGCACAAACCCAACGCTCCGTGGAGCATTTTAAATCAGAAAAAGGCACTCGGGCCTGGTCCGGCAATAGGAAATGATCGTGGTATTTCACACGCTGTTTTAAAAAACAAGCGTAGGATCAAATAATTAACTAACCTTCCTATTTATTAGAGAACCACGCTAACGATGCCGCGGAGGGTATCATGGCCGAAGAAGTAGAAACCAAGGAATGTACTTGTGGTAAAATCTGCCCAGAATGCGAGGGCAAAAAATCAGATGCACTTAGTATAGTCGGAGGGAATTTCTGGGACCTATGGGTTCAGAAGATGTTTCGTAACTTAGCATCTATGAAGTTCCAGTGGATGACTATCCTTTGTGCTATAGTAGTTTACGGAATGTTTTTTAAAACTATGCCAGGATCTGATCCTATAAAGCCGTTAATTTCCGCTGAGTTAGGATTGGGCTTTTTAGGCGGTGGTTTTATTACACTAGCAACAAGTCGTATTATCGCTCGCACAAAACTCACCGAGCCTTCAAACGGTAATTTTGATACAGATAAATAGGAGGATAAGACATGCCTTACGATGATAATCATAGAGATTTCCAGGCTGAAAACTGGTGGGCAACTGTTTCAGGCGCTGGCGTCACCGTTTCAGGTGTAAGTCAGGCAGCCGTGCCTAGTTGGGCTGATGATTACACAAGACATAGAACTACCCAATCGCTCACATATACAAGCCCTGACGATCTCATAGGTAGAGAAGATGGTCACACTGGAAGGGAATTAGACGCACCTAAGTTATAAGGAGAGGATTTAAACTATGGACCAAGACAAAATGAATAAGGTTACTGCTGACCTTCAGAAAAAATACCCCGAGGTGGGTATTAAGGCTATTTCTGTGGACGAGAAGAGTGGGCAATCTACGTTCTTACTAGATCCCAAACCCAAGACATTAGCATATCTGGAGGCCGGTGGTGTTGTACCTAAACAGTTCAAGGACAAGGCGGCTGTAATTAATAGAGACACTTTAGACAGAACATTCTTAGATCTGGCACAGACTCACGCCAAAGATCCAATACAGCAAACAGCACAAGAGCGTTTCGAGAACGCTATTAACTATTACTATACTGTACCGGAGCTAGGCTCCACTGTCAATCTCTTGGCAGGTCTAGCGTCCAAGGGTTTTGAGCATGACATTGACGACGAGAACATCAAGAACTTCTTTGACGTCTGGGCGTTTGATGTTAAGTTTCATGAACTACTTGATTGGATATATTTGGATTTCTTCAAATATGGACATGTGACCACGTACAAGGTTTTAGCCAAATACGAACCACGTGTGTCCCACCTCTCACCAATCCCCGGTCAGAAAATCAAGAACGGAAACAAGAAAACAAAGAAAGCAACTGGAGAGACCCAGGAAGAGACTGCGGCCAAGAAAAATATATGGTCCAAGGGCCATCTGCCAGTGAGCTACACGGTACTAAATCCACTCTTGGTGGAGATAGAAGGCAACTTGTTGTTTGACAAGGTGAGTGTAAAGCTTACACCCCCTGACGAATTGAAAGCCCTATTACAGAAACCTACTGCGGAGCTGACAGAGGATGAGAAGAATCTTATCAAAGCTTTACCGACTGATCTGAAGTCTGCGGCAGAGAGCGGTGGTGATTTCCAACTAGACTCCCGCCTTGTAGGGTTTGTTACATACAGAAAGATGCCTTACGAACGTTATGCTGCTCCTAGATCCATGAAGATATTCGATTCTATCGAATACAAGAAGAATCTAAGACAAGCAGATATGAGTACTCTGGATGGTATTACTAACTATATACTAAAAATTACAATAGGTAATGATGAGTATCCAGTGGTAACGCAGGAAGAACTAGAGGCTGTATCTCAGTTGTTTAATACAGCTGGTAAATCCTTTGACGTAGTGTGGAACCATACATTACAGGTCGAGAAGATAGTGTCTCCTGAGATCGGAGATATTCTAGGACAAGCTAAATACACTCAGGTTAACGAGGACATATTCGCCGGTCTAGCTATTTCAAGAGCGTTCTTAGATGGGAATGGTGACCTTAACGTAGCTGAAGCCCAGCTTATTATAAAAGGTATACAAGAAGAGATAGACTATGCTAGGCGTCAGGTGACACGGTGGATTTACAGAGAGTATCAGCAGATAGCTGAGGCTATGGGATTTGAGAGATTCCCTAAGATTAGATGGGATGACGGTATACTTAAAGATACTATTATGTACATGAACATAATTTCACAGTTGGTCGACAGACGCATGATCAGTTATGAAACAGCCCTTGAGGAAGTAGGCTTTGATTACAGCAACGAACTATCCAACATGGAAAGTGAGTTTGAGCTTGTCGACAAGGGCATCTTTGGTATTATAGGATCACCGTGGCAACAAACAGCCCAGGGTGGAGGTACTAGCGGAGGCGGTACACAGAACACCCAGAAAGCCCCCAAAGGAACACCATCACAGGGCAGACCTAAAGGAAAACCAGCCACTAAGAAAACACAACAAGCACCAAACAAAAAGAATCAGACCAAGACAAAGAAAACAACTAAGCCACAAGCAACACCGGCTCAGAAGACAGCGTCTATTCAAGATGTTGTGAAGGACATGACCGACGAGGACTTTGCAAATTTTACACACGAATTAGCCAAACTTCGACTAAACAAGGAGGAAGATGATGGCTAAGCGAAAACGCTATTACAAGAATAAAGATAAGCGTACAAAAAACAAGAAGTAGGGGTATTTAATATGGAAAAATTTTATTTAGAAGCAGACATCCAGCTGGAGGAAACAACAGAAGACCTACAGAAGGCTTTTGCTGCTGTAATCGAACTACCTAGGAATGAAGATAAGCAGCCAGATCTGCAGTATTTTTCCGCAATATTTGTTTCTGCTGGAACAAATTTAAATGGAGCACATTTTTTACCTTCTGAGCTTGTAAAGGCAGAGGACACCATTGTCAGTAAAGCCCTAGATGTAGAACACAAAGAAGAAGAAATTATAGGACACATCTACGATAGAGCTTTTATTGATGATGACCATAAACGGCTAGATTTGCAGGAATTAGCGAAAAAAGAGGACGCCAGTCTCGATACTGAGAATAATGATATGCATGTTGTAATCGCTGGGGTGATATATAAAAATAGATTCCCTAATCTAGCCAAAGAAGTGTCATCAGGTGAATGGAAAGTTAGTATGGAGTGTTACTTCTCCAACTACGACGTTAAGGTCGGTGAAATGATACTGACCAGACGTGAGGCTGAATCAATGGGGCTAGCGGAAGACGATAGACTCTTTGGTAAACTAGCTAAGATCGTTAAAAAGGGAAAGGAAATAGCAGAGGGAAGGTTAGAAAGAGTGTTAAGGGATATAGTGTTCTCTGGATGCGGAGTGGTTAAGAATCCAGCAAATCCACCGTCAGTAATTCTGGAAACAGCAAATGAGAAACCCAGACCTGCTGACCCTAAAGAGGTGATTGTTTTGGATTACGATCGGTTAGACAAAGACAATAAACTAACCTCTAGTAAGGTAGAAGGTGATAATTCTGTAATTACAGACCCTTCTGAAACCGAAGACGCGATGCAGTACAGTGATACGGTTGGTATTTGTGTTAGTTACAAACGTCGTGTTTACGCTACGGAGCCACACGGCCCCGACAGAGAAGTTCTGAACGAAAACTGGTGCACCTTATATGAAAAAGGATGCACTTCTTTCTCTAGGGACACTACTGATCCAGACTGTTTAAAAAATCAATTAGATAGAGCAGCCAAACAATACGCTAAAAAATTACTCAAGAAGAGGACATCGAGCGATAAACGTTCTGAACTAACTAAGAGATTGCAAGACACGATGGACAAAGCACCAAAATTGAATTAAAAGCTGCTTGATGCGAGGCAGTTAAAACTAGATCGTAAAGGAGGCAATTATGCCAGACATTAACATTGGACAACAAGGCAAACTGAGAAGTATGCCGAAGATCACTCGTATTAATGGTGACGACGCGTTAGCGTTGATCTATCGTAATATGGGTAACAACCACGCATATCCTTTTGTGTGGGTAGATACTGTGGAATTCTCTGGCGCTGAAACTGTTACAGTTATCAGTGGTGTTAAATTTCATGGTATGCCAGCTGCTGACTATTGTTCGGTCACAACTGGTGCGCAGGCCGCTGGAATGGATCTTTTCGTTACGAAGAATTCTTCTGAGAACAAGATCGAACTTACTTCTAGTGCTGCGGGTTCCGCTGACGTCATGGTTATGGTAGGCATGATCCCTGACGTTGAAGCTATTGCCTGTAGAGGTAATACTGGCGCAGCTCAATCGCTGCCGTAAAAATAATTGATTGATAGATTTAGGTATTAGGAAAAGGGAATTAGACTTATAAAAAATACTTAAATTCATTCAGGTTGGTAACAAAAAATAAATATCTCATTTAAAATTTTATAGGAGGTATTACTCTATGAATGAAGAACTGAAGAAAAGTGTCGAGGCTGCTGTAGCCGAAATCTTTTCTCAGAAAGAAGAGGCAGAGCAAAGAGCTGAAACCGAGAAAGCTCTCCAGAAGTCTGCTGATAAGATTACTCAACTTACCGAAGCGCTCGAAGGCAAGAACGCTGACAGTGAGGAGGTAGCTAATCAGGTTACAGAACTGGAAGCTAAAATCGAGGAGCTAACGTCTGAGCTTGAGGCAGCTAAGACCGAGGCCGAAGAATCAGCAACAAAGCTTGCCGAATCTGAGAATGTGATTGAGGAAATGAAGAAAGATAAGGCTGCTGAGCTTCGCATGGCTGAATTAGCAGAAGCAGGCGTGGCACTCTCTGACAAGGATGCCCAGACGGCTAAAGTTAGAGAGATGGAAGACGAGGAATTTGGAAGTTATAAAGAAGAGCTCGTCTCTCTGAGAAGCGCTGTTAAAGCTGAGTTGGCCAAGGCTGAAGAAACCGAAGAGGAAACAGCTTCTGAAGAGGAGACTCAAGAGGAAGAGGTAGCTGAGGAAGAAACAGCCGAAGCTGAGGAAGAAGAAGAGGTAGCGAATGAGGAAGAATCTGAGGAAGCTTCTGAGGAAGAAGAAGAAGTTGCCGAAGAGGAAACACCTCCTGCTAATGTCGATCCTGACACAGCAGTTGCTGCTGCAATGAATATGGAGGTTACACCCTCCGACGACGTGCTGGCCAAATACGCGAAACTGGGCAATGCGATGGCTGACCGTATGAAAAATGATTAATTAAGGAGGAACTAGGATTATGTTTATTCCAAGACATCCTGTTGTCGAAAATCAATTTTGTAGTTACGGCGCCCAGACCGGAAGCGGTTCAGCTGGCGTCGGTGGTGTTGTCTGCTACGCGGGGTCCGTGCTTTATTTGGACTCTACTGCTGCTAATCAGGAGCCCATTGTTTTTAAGAAAACTGCTAAGGGCACTGGTGAATATGCTGCATTTGGTTTCGCCATGCAGAAAGTTAAAACTGGATACCACCAGGTACATCCGACTGGCTTTATGATGCCAGGCGACCTGGGCTCCAGTGATGTTATTGCTCAGCCCGATTACGATGCTCAAGGTGCTATCGAAGGTACCAAGGAAGCTCCGCTAGGCGTTGCTCACTTGGGTATCTGGGACACCGTTCATTATACTTGTAAAATGTCCGCCGCAGCTATCGTTGCTAATTTTGAGATGGCTCCTGGCGATCAACTGTTCTGCTCAGCTGATGAAGCTAAGGTTACGAACAGTGACGTTGAAGGTACGACTGCTGCTGATGGTGATGCACTTGATTCATCTGAGGTGGTCGGCGTTGTAGTTAAGGGTGCTAGCGTGGCGAAATGCCAGGCCAACATCAATAACACCACATTGTATCCGATTAGAATCAAAATTTTGGTCTAATCTATTAAATCTTTAAAGAAGGGATTAAGGCACGGATTAGTGCTTCCTAAACTATAAACTCATAGGAGGAGTTGTAAACATGGAACTTAAGGAAATGCAAGAACTGTTTAGAGCAACCGCGGAGGCCGGACCTGAGGGTCAGGCAGCTTTCAGAGCATTCGCGGCAGCTATCACAACTCCCATCCTTCAGAAGATTGAGTTGGAGTCCATCATGAGACAGATGTTTGCTGTCGAAAGACTGGCCCCAGGTGCTCAGGCCGTTTATCCGGTTGCTGAGGACTTTGAAATTCCAGTTTGGGTTCTACCTGGACTTGGTTATATGGCTCAAAACTTCATCGAAGGTATTGGAGAAGAAGTTTACGTTCCGACGTTTGCTATCAATGCTTCCGCTGATTGGAAGATCACATATGCTCGTGATTCTCGAGTGGATATCGCGCAAAGGTCTGCGGCTCGCGTAGCTAAAGACTTAGCAAACTACGAGGAAGAGTGTGGCTGGCGAGTGATTATGCCCGCTGCTACATCTAGTTTCTCTGGTAAGGGTCTGTTGGGTTCTCGCCCAGCTCCGATCTACGAAATTAACCCAGCTTCTACAGGTGCTGGTTACCTGTCGAAGGAACTCATCAATAAGATGATGGTTGGTTTCAAGAGAATCGGTCGAACTCTAACCGATCTGTACGTGTCTCCTGAAGACGCGGCTGATATCCGTGAATGGACCGATACAGATATCGATCCTGTCACGAGGCGTGAAATCTTTCAGGCTGCAGGCATGGGCAGCATTTGGAACGTAGCTCTGCACGAAGTGCAGCACCTAGGTGCTACCGGGCTATACAATATCAATGGTAATGGTTCTGAATTTGGTAAGTTCGTTGCTGATGTAAGTGATACTTATAATCAATACACGCTCGACAATCCGAATACTACTAATGCTGATGGTACTGTTAACACTCTCGGTGAGACTCAGGTTGTTGCTTTCGATCTGAGCGTTAATGACTCATTGGTTATGCCAATCCGTAAAGAATACGAAGCTCACGATGACCCAACTCTGTTGCGCGTCCAGAAACAAGGTTTCTTTGGATGGGCCGAGTTAGGTTTTGCTTGTCTAGACCCAAGAATGCTTGGTCTGGGCGTCATCGACCGCTCTCTATAAAAATATATGGATTGTGATGCAATCTCGATATCTAGCCCTTTGCGGGGTTAGATATCTCAAGGACTTAGGATGATATATCTAGATCTTATAATAGCGGGTTTAGCTACAGAAGCTATAACTAACTTACTGACAAAGTCAGAATTTTCTATAAGATTTATCAAGGCACCTCTACATAAGTGGAGGAGATTTAAGATTTTAAATTTCATCCATGATATACTAGACTGCGGCTATTGTACTTCTGTGTGGGCTGCTATATTACCCACGGTATGGTTTCTGACGGATCGTTTGGATTTTATAATTACCATATTAATTTTACACAGACTGTCCAATATGCTGCATTTTATTATAGACTGGTTGGACGAGAAAAGGCCAAGGGATTTAAACTTTACTAGAGAAGGAGAAGATTATGAAAGGTTACGTGAAGAACATGACCCACCTATGGGCACACACAATGAAGAGATCAGTGGGCCCAGGACAGACGATCCTACTGGATGATCTGTACGAACAATACGGTAAAAGACACGATCTGAAAAAGGGAAAAGAATTCATTCAATGGTTACAAGAAGTTAAACTTCGTGATAAGAACAAATGGCAGATTTTTCATGAAGATAACAAGCCTTACGCGGAGGTTTTGTCAGGCAAAGTATTACAGGTTGAAGTAGAGGCTACGGTACAGGGATCTAACGTCGTCAAGACGGATAAATCAAGGGGGGAGAATGTGGCACCGGTTGTCCCAACCGAAATGAGCGTAGATGATGTTGTTGAGCTATCAGTTAGAGCAGCACGTGAAGTTATTCCTACTATTCAGGATATACAACTTCTTAAGTATGCTGAAAAACAAGCACATCAGCGCACCGGTAAAGACAGCTTACGCCGTATTTTGATGAAAAGAATTCAGGAACTGGCCATTAGTAATAGGAGATAAATTGAAAAGAAACCTCTTAGGTTTACATGAAGTTTTCTTCATATTATATAATAACACTTAGGAGGAGAAACAAATGGCTAGAAGTCTATTAAGGCAGTTAGAGCAAATTAGACGCGCTGCTACTTATGATGATGCCGTTGCTGGCGCTAACACATCAGCAGTAGCTGAGCCTACGGTTTCTGGTTCGTTAGAAGAAGACACTAACATTCTTAGAACCCTTCTGAAGCAGGTAAAGGGCGGAACAAACTGGTACGACGATCCCGGTAATTACTTCGATCCTACCAACACTACATCTGGCAGTTCGAACACAAAAGCAGTGACTTTGGAAAACATGAAGGGGCACACCCTTGATGCTAATACAATAATCATAGCTGTTGCTAATGATAACTCTGCTTCTGGTTGGACTGTATCCGAAAGTGATACTGGTGTATTAATGACCGGCGTCACTACTCAATACGCCACACCTACTGACAGAACGGGACTACCCATTTACGAAAGTACAGCCAACGCTGGTAGCTACTTTGACGAAGGCGGCTCGGACAACGTATGTCGTGTCGATATCGTCAATCTAGATACTGATGGTGAAATCGTAGATGGTAGTGGTGACGTCATTTATGGTAAACTCTATGACGGTGAAGACTTCACTGGTACCGGTGACGGCACAGACGTATATGTAAGATTCTATGCGGATGATGCTGAAACAACTATGGTATCTGGAGTATCATCGCTTGCGTTCGTATACCCACAACGTAAGCTACTCACTAATATGGAGGAGTATGAATGGCTAAGAACTGACTTTATCAGCTCATGGGAAGGCGATGTTGAGATTATCGAAGACATCCAAAACCTATGGTCTTATACTGGCGCTTCTGACAACGCTACTGACCCGTCCTGGGACAACACCAGTGGTAATTACGTACTGGTTTCTGACCCAGGTGACCTTACAACTGCTATCAATCTTCTAAACACTGAGATTGGTGACAGGACTTACACAGAAAGCAACTATATCACTACCGGTGATGATATTGCTGATTCTCTGGACGACTTGGATGTTGGACTAGGCGCTCTTGCGGATAGCATAGACGCTAGTGTGGCAGAAAAGTACGTTGAGTCAGTATCAGTATTAATATCTAAAAATGTAGAGCACTCACTGCCATATACCTTATCATATACTCCGGCCAGCACAGCTGGGCAGGAAGGTAAAAATATGGACGTGTTTGTTGACGGTCAGTTATTGGCCGCCGACACTGGCGCCGCTGGCGCTAACGCTGACAGAGACTATGGAGAAACCACTGCTTCTGGCGTTACATTTAGGTTTGACGTCCAAGTAGGGAGAAATATCACTTATATGATTAGACAGTAATAAAAATATACTGAAGGAGAGTATGAGGTATGGCAAGCAATTCATGGAGTATAACGTACAGTGATACGCTGCCGTCGACTCCAGCTGTCGAGGTTAGTGATGCTGACCACGTGTGGCTAACTCATGGTCTCCAAGTCAATGTTTCCCTACGCGGCCCCGATGCCTTTTCTTACCCCGGATCTAAATATAAAGTCTGGGGGGTAGATGGTGTAACGAGTTCAGGCAGTGCTTCGTGGGTAGACATGTCAGCTAGGACAACCACGATAACAGGAACATTAGTAGACACAAATGCTATGCAGTTTGTGTATGCTAAGTTCTATGACGGTGGCTCCAATTACGAGACAGTTGTGTCCAGCGGTATAGCATTTGATTTTGATGACCCGCCACTACATGCCAACACAGATGATAAAGACGATACTAGTTGGGCTGTTAAAGGTTATGAAAATGCTATATACACTGATTTAGAAAGTAGTGATGCTTCAAACATCACCGTTAGAATTAGTAAAGATAATATAGAACAACTTTATTTCCACGATCTGGACATGAGTGGATTGAGGTTGTATAATGATCAGATCTACGTAACATCAGATTCAGTAATAGCTAGTCTTCTCGCTATTAAAGATACTAACTCCATAGCTGCTTCTAAGTCTGGCTTTTCGGCAGCTCCATTTATTACATACAATGATGGCAGCACCTGGCATACTGTTACAGATTATAATGGTAATGTAGCTAGCCAGTTTGTTGACAAAATTGAAAATGTAAGTTATAATGCTGGAACTATATCCTTTGATATACTTGAGTTTTCCACATATGGTTTTGCTGAACTAGCTAGTATAGAGTTTTATACAGGTTCAGAGGGAGTTGGTTATATAGGTACCTCTATTGTTATGAAAGCTAAGGTTTTCGATGACAATGGTGGAGGGGTAGAGGACGCCCCAGTAACGTTCTCTGGTAGCGGGGATAATATAGGTACACTAGTATCGGGTACAGTCTACACTGATGCCAATGGTATAGCTACGGCTACACTTAACGTCACAGACTCCGGCACAGCTACGTATAACGCAAGCGTAGATGATTTAGACACTGATCCAGACTGGGATGTCATAGGTATGGCAGCCCCGGCCCAGATAGGTAGAAGTAAGTTCTATCTGGATGATATTTACCAAACTATATTTGCAACAGGCGCGAGCAATTATTATGATGATAATATAGCTGATGCCAATACAGTAGATGTTGCAGAGCCCACCACTACTGGTGTAGATCCAGACTATAAAGCAGATGAGTATGACTACACCGATACCTTACAGCATGATCTCAATGTACTAAGAACTATGCTGAAGCAGGTCAAGGGCGGATCTGACTGGTATGAAGACTTAGGTACATATTTCGATCCTACCACTACCGATTCCGGTAGCTCAAACACCAAAGATCTCAACTTAGAAAACTTAAGTGGACAGACACTAGATGCCCACACCATAATTCTTGCCGTGAGCGCGGATAACTCTGGCAGCGGCTTTACGGTGTCCGGCACTGATGAGGGATTCCTGTTTACACCTATAGATTCTAGATATGCTGATTGGGTAGATAGACGTGGTTTGCCTATCTTCCAGAGCTCAGCTAACAGCGGGGATTTTGTAGATGAGGGTGGTAGTGATGATGTATGTGCTATAGATTTAATTGATCTTTCTACTGGCTCTGAATTTAAAGATGTCAGTGACGATATAATTTATGCTAAGTTCCATGACGGGGAAGATCACAGCGGTACAGGTGAGGATACAGATGTGTACGTGAAGTTTTATACTGAGGCTGGACCTTACACCTGGACGGGCAGTGATCCGACAGAAATTATGATGGTATATCCATTCAGAAGAGTTCTTTCAGAGATGGAGGAATATGAATGGCACCGTACTGACTTTGTGAATGGTTTTGAAGGCGACGCTGAGATAGTAGATGATGTATCTAACCTTTGGGACTACACAGGAGCTAGCAACCATGAAACCGATCCAGTCTGGGATAACGTATCTGATGAGTATGTGATAGTGTCGGGTACCGGTGATCAGGAAACAGCCATTAACGCTCTAAATACTGCTATAGGTGCTAGGAGCTATGGTCAGCCTGGTTTAATTCTAGACGAGAATGGTAATAGTTTTGAAATTAATGATGATGGCGACCTTCTTCTATTAGGTGAAGGTGATGGTACTGGTGGGTACATCATAGATGGCGATGAGATAGCAAATTCCATCGACGATCTGGATATAGCCCTCGGTGCTCTTTCTGATACTCTTGATTCCTTACTAGGAACCAAGATAACTGAGGAGGTATCTGGCGATATAACAGCAGGGGTAGAACATATATTACCTGATAGTAATGTGTATACTCCGTATGATACTTCTGGTCAGGAAGGTAAAAACATGGAAGTTTGGCTTGACGGTCAACTACTGTCAGCCAGCACTGGAGTAGGAGGAGTGAATGACGACAGAGATTATGCTGAAACATCTGTTTCAGGTATCACTTTTTCAGAAGATGTGTATCAATATTCTAATATTATATACTATATTAAACAATAAGGAGGAGAACTAAATGGCTGATTATACACCACCAGATGGCGATGATGTTAATTTTTCATTCGACGCTGGGTATGATGTGCCAGACGGAGACGATGTTAATTTCTTCTTCGGCCTGGTAGCTACAATTTCTATGTTTGATCCCTCCAGGTATACTGTATATAGTGGAACTGCTGATACAACTATTCTTCGTTGGCGAAGTGATATTGAAGGTGATTATCGTGTTAGAATTGGTGGTACCGATCATACCGATGGATATCTTTACGATGAGGGTTGGGTACCAGCAGAGTATATTATGAAGCACGAACTCACAGTAGCAGATCTAGTAACAGCAGGACTTACACCTGGCGATCATTCAATCAATGTTTATGTGTTAAGTGAGGACGGAATTTGGAGTCCGTAAAAATATAGGGGCGCCTCACGCGCCCCTGAATTATTTAACCAGTATTTATATAGGAGGCAAAGGAAAATGGTTGATTTACCGCAACGTGAAGAAAGAAATAGATTACGGAATGTTGTACATAAAGCAAGACAGGATATGGTTATCACCCAGGAAGAAGCTGGGTTCGTGATAACACTGATTGAAAGATTTAAAAAGGATATAGAAAAGAAAGAGCGACAACTCCTTACTATACAAGGAGAAATCAACCAGCTCAGAACAAATGAACAAGTTATAGTTCAGTTGATTGAGAGTATGGTAGCGGCAGCGGAGAGAGATATAGCAAGGCAAGAAACAATGAAGAAACTCAAAGAAGCCAGAGATGTTGAGGAGGCCAGACACGCAGAGCGTGCAGAAAGGAACCAGGACACGGCACCAAAGGACGAGGAAGATTTACCGCCAGTACCACCGGCGTTAAACAAATAGAGTTTACAGAGCGGACTACGCAGGACAGGACCAGGAATTTGAAAGAGCGTAGTAGCGCAGTGAAAAAACCATAAAGGAGATACAATATGGCCAATCGGGCTTGCAATAAACCATCTGAACCTAGGCACCAGTGGTATATCTGCGCTCTCATTGGCTATATTTTTGTGGAGACTAGTTAATGATTATATTAAGGAAAATAGCCTTACCGGCAGCCCAGGAGATATACCGAAATGGTACTATAGTAGCTGATACTATCTCGGGCACCCTTGATGGAGCTAATCAGGTATTCTATACCACTTATAAATATAAGCGGGACAGAATAGATCTACACTTTAATGGACAAGCTTTACACGCGCCTTATGATTTCGATCAAACAGGAGATAATGAAGTGACACTACTATACATAACCCCTGAATCCGACGAACATCTAAGAGCAACTTATGAAATAGACACCTCGAGTTATGATCCAAGTTACCGCGGTGCAACTCCGGTGCTATTAAGCGCAGTGAGCCAGAATGTAGTCTTCCCATCTCCACTTACAGACTTGACTTACAATATAAACATAGAATTAGTTACGACCGATGGCGATCCATCGATCTACTCCGTTGTAGTGGGTAATAAAACACTCAGCGGTTTTACAGTATTTTTCTCTGGCGAAATAGATTCAAATAATTACATTCTAGAATGGGAAATTTTCCGATAAAAAGTATACTAAAAGGAGAGAAACAAAATGGCCAAATTTAAAGATCTTCACCTTCTACTACAAGAAGACCATCGTATACTGTTTGGTGATGATAGTCTCGGAGTTTACGGTCCAGCCGAGTATCCGGCCACTAATTTAGGTTCAGAGAAGCCGTTCATTGCTTACACTACCATATCAGGTTATAATGATACATTACCTGGTATGGGAATAAACAACATAGCTGAGACAGATCAGTTGGTTGTTTCAGTGCCATTAGCAGGTGAACGTGGTATACAACCTTACCATATGGTTAGGTTTGACCAATTACAGGACGCTATATTTGACGAAGTCAACAGTGACTGGCAGGATTCAGTTTTAACTTTTTCTGGAACTCCGCCAGGATCTCCCAATGATGGTGATAGATACATTGTTGAAGCTACAGCTACAGGAGACTGGACTGGGTTAGAAGATTACATTGTTGAGTGGAGTACAGCTTCTGGAATATGGGAAACGCACGCACCTAACGAAGGTTTCACCACCTTTGTTGAGGACGAAGATAAATACTACCTGTACTATAATGGCGCTTGGGCACCTATGGGAGAGGGTATCGACCACGGAGACCTTATTGGTCTTGGAGACGACGATCATACCTACTATGTTCCTACAGACGGCTCTAGAGGATTTACTAGTACTGTAAGCGGTGTGTACCCTGTAGAGGACTATCACTTAGTTACTAAAGACTATGTTGATGCTACTGTGACTGGCTCAATCGGTATTATAAGCCATAGTGATTTAATTAATTTGGGCGCCGATGACCATACACAGTACACTTTAACCACTGGTGCTAGAGGATTTACTGGCACTGTAAGTGGTATTGATCCGACAGAGTCTTACCATCTAACTACTCGTTGGTACGTTGATGATCAGATATCAACACTAAGTGGTTCTATAGTACTGGATCATGGCAGTTTAAGCGGACTTGAAGACGACGATCATACACAGTACGTGCCTACTGATGGTAGTAGGGGATTTACAAACACAGTCAGTGGTGTATACCCAGTATCAGACTATGATCTTACCACTAAGGAATATGTAGACGACCAGTTCTCTACTCTTTCCGGCACCAGAAAATGGGGCAGGATAGCCTGTATAGATGGTAATAGAGATCAAGCTGTTACATTTGATAATGCATATCCAGATGATGACTATACAGTAGTTGCTTCATTAACAAATGAAGTAGATGCTAAGCCATCTATCTACAGCACTATCCAGGGCGTAAAGACCGCAGCTGGTTTTACTACTCACTTCTCGGGTAAAATAGATTCAGCTAATTTTATCCTTGAGTGGTTTGCATTTTATGGACAACAACATTAAGAGGTAAATAATGGCCAAATTTAAAGATGATAATCTGGATCTAGAAACTGGCGAACATATAGATTTCGACGATGCAGATACTATTCAAATGGGCTACGATGGGTCTGAGCTGTACATCAACTCCACCATCAGTGGTGTTCGTGCGGCTCAGCCTTATCAAATGGTGAGGTATGACCAGCTTCTGGAAGCTGTAAGTGGCACAAATGAATTTATAGAACTAACAGATACTCCAGCTACATACAGTGGGTATGGTGATTACTTAGTATCAGTTAAGCCTGACGAGACTGGGTTAGAGTTTTTACCACCTAGTTCATCAGGTGTAGGTCGTTCTGGCCAGTATGATATACCAGACGCTACTGATTTTTTCACTGTCACTTTTTCTGAAGTTATGTCAGTTGCAGACTATTACTTAGTGGGATCTATAGAGAATGATATAGATGCAGAACCTGCTAAATACGGATTTAATATATCAAATCCAACAGTAAGCGGCTTTGATATAGAATTATCCGATATTACAGACTCAGCCAATTACAAGTTTAATTATATAGCTGTAGATACTAATGTTAGATCAGTAGGAGTCCCCGGCCCGCCAGGAGAAGACGGTGTGGATGGGATAGATGGCACCACAGCTGTCTCAGGCGTTTCTGGGCAATATAATATACCTAACGGTGTGGAGGAATTTACAGTATATTTTGGTCTAGGTCTGGAGACAGAAGACTACTATTTGGTAGGTTCTATAGAGAACCAGACAGACCCAGAACCAGCCAAATACGGATTCAATATATCCAACACCACAATAAGTGGATTTACTATAGAGCTATCTGATATAACTGATTCAGGAAATTATAAGTTTAATTTTTCTGCTATGGTAGCCGGAGATGTTAACACAATAGGTATAGCTGTAGCCGGTCCAGAAGGCCCCCAAGGTATACAAGGTATACAAGGTATACAAGGATTTACAGGCCCGGCAGGATCTGGTATAGTTTCTTTAGAAGAGGATGACGCCCCACAGCTTGGCGGAGATTTATATTTAAATGAACACAGTATAGTGATAACCCCAGAACCTAGCTCTGATCAATCTGCTAATGGTTTGGTTGTTCCTATGCAGGTAGATGTAAACGATAAAGGATTCGGAGCTCCTCTATTTGTGGCAGCTGACGGTAATCTGGAGATGGCGAATGCAACCACAGCAGCGTCTATGCCTTGTATTGCTATAGCTTTAGAGGCAGGTACTGGACTAAAGAATTGTTTGTTGATGGGAATTATAAGAGATGATTCATGGGATTGGAATTTAGGAGGAGTGGATGGTATCATATATATGTCTACTACCTCTGGAGTTTTAACTCAGACATTAGTGTCTGGCTCTGGACAACAGGTACAGACTGTTGGGTATGCTACACATGCTGATAGAATGTATTTTAATCCACAACTACCTATGGTAGAATTGTCTTAAGGAGATAGATAGTGTCGTATAATCATCGTAGGACTATAACTACAGATCATACGCAAGTTTCAGGTACTGAAAATTTTGTAGATTTTCCCCTACTTGTAACTCTATCGGGTAGTTACTTGTGCCCTACTATATCTGGCGGAAAAATAGAACACCCTTATGGGTATGATATAATATTTACTACAATATCTGGAGAACAATTAGATCACCAGGTTAATGCTTATTTACCACAGGAACACAAAATGACAGCGTGGGTTTGTCTTCCCACACTAAGTCCTAATTATGATATAGATTTTTATGTGTATTACGGTAATAGTGGGATTACAAGTCCTACTGAAAATCCAACTGGTGTTTGGAATTCTTCTTACAAAGCAGTACTGCATTTAGAAGAATTTGGCGGCACTACTGCTACAGGAACAGTAGATGTGTGGTTAGATTCTACACAAAACGGTAATCACATGCATGATTGGGTGTCTGCTCAAGGCAAGGAAGGCATAGTACACCACGGCCAGGAGTTCGATGGGGTCGATGACAGGATGGAGGCTCATTCCACACCAAGTCTGGAAATATCAGACGCTATAACTATGTCAGCTTGGGTTAAAGTGGATACTTGGCCGTCCGGTAATGATAAGTGGTACAATATAATGGTTAAGGGCCCAGAACAGAATGAAGGTTACGCTATGTTTTTGTACTCCGATTCAGGAACTTCTATGGTTTTGGCAGCCGACTTTGGTTTCAGTACGGGGGATGTAGATTACTTTGATGTGTGTGATATACCTATACTATTAAACGTCTGGACATATTGTGTAGTAACTTTCGATGGTACTGATTTTAAGTTTTATGTTAACGGTGTGTTAGACGCCACGGTAACTAATTCCGGTACCATTACCACTTCTGAAAGTGATTTTCATTTAGGTAATACTGACGCATTAGGTGGAGAATATTTTGATGGGCATATAGATGAAGCCAGAGTACAAAGTCGGGCATTGACAGAGCCATGGATACAAACTGAGTATAATAATCAATACCACCATTTACCGCCACCAGGTGATGAGACACATGATACTGGCGAAGAATATACTTATATTAACGGAGAATATAAACCTAATTCTGAAATATCCAGACATAAGTTTATAGGTATCCAGGATGGGGCTAAATGGGTAGGAGTTCCATTTGCCTCAGTGAATAATATAATAAAGATACCATGGGAAAGTATAGAACAAAGTCTCTAGTAGTCAATGACTACGGTAATTAAATATTACGGGAGAAAACAATGGCAAAATTTAAACAAAACAACGTAGAATTAAGAGACAATCAAAAGTTAATATTTGATTCTGCTAAGAATAAGTATATATCTTATGACGGCATAGAAGTTTATATTAACACAACAATAAGTGGGGTTGAGCCTACTGACGACTCACATCTAACTACTAGGAATTATGTGGATGTGGCTATAACCACCGCTACGGGAAGTTTAAGTTCAGTTCAATATATAGACGATCTACTTGATGTCACATCTAATAATCCGCTAGATAACCAGGTGCTAACATATTCTGGTAGTCAGTGGATTCCAACTACTCAGGTTTCTTTTACTGGTGGTAGTATGGGTGAATGGGAATACAAGGGAGTCAGTGCTGATGTAGACCCAGGCAGTAAGAAATTTAAAGTGGATGATGCCGACGCTGGTTTGATAACAGAGATATACGTAAGTGATATAAACAGAGCCGACATAGATCTTGGTAATTTTCTAGGAAACTTTGTAGCTGGTGATCAATTATATCTACAGAAAACTAATGTATCTGCACAGGCTTATTTATATACAGTAGTTAGTGTAGTAGATAATACATCTTATCATACATTCACTGTGACATACGACGATGATACTGGTATAGACCTTAATGATAAAGACAAAATAACATTCGTTAAGTTGTCCAAGAATGTTTCAGTGATCACAGATCATGGGCTACTTACAGGACTAGGTGATGATGATCATACACAGTATACGTTAGTTAGCGGCACCCGTGCTTTTACTGGAACTGTGGGAGGAGTTACTCCTACACAGGATAGTCATCTAGCTACTAAAGGTTATGTAGATAGTTTTGCTCCTATTTTTGGATCTGAGTATGACTACGCTTCTTCCGAAGGGGAAAGCTCCACCACAAATACATCTCCTCAGGAAAAAGTTAGTTTATCATTAACTAGTGTACCAGCAGGAAAATATAGAATAGATTATTCGTTCGAAGGTAGTTCCGATGACGACAAAAATAGTGTATTCGCTGCTCGAGTTCAAATAGACGACACTACAACAATATGTGAAACTGGTACAGGCGCTGCTAAGGGATTGGAGGATTACTACCTTCCTTTCACTGGATTTTATGAGGCTACTCTGTCCGGCTCACATGATATTGACATAGACTATTGGGACGATGTAGGAACTGCAGGCGTAAATATTAGAAGAGCTAGAATATCAGTATTTAGAATATCATAAAGGAAAGAATTATGGTTAATTTATGTGGAGAATGTAATGCTTGTTGTGTAGCATTACTTATAAAGGGTTTTAAGGAAGCAGACACATCGTGTGAGAAACTTTGTGATAACCAATGCTCTATATATGAAGAAAGACCACCAGCATGTGTGAATTATGAATGTTTGTGGCTGCAGTTAAGTAAAATAATGGACCTGGCTTCAGAATACAGGCCGGATAATATAGGAGTTATGGTATCCACTCATTACTATGAAGATAGAGATGAATTTGTTTTCACTATCAGAGAACTAGAAAAAGAAAGAATGAATTTTAACAACCTGGATGCTGAGTTAGAAGAGTTCTTAGAAATAATATTCAAGGTGTCAGATCAACAGAAGGGCACTGGAGTTATAGCAATTAAGTTTTTCGGACAAGATAAGTCCTATAGATTAAACCAAAATTTCGGAGGGTAATAATGAGCACTAAATATGAATTTTCTATAATTAATGATTCGCTTAACAGCGCAGTAAACATAGGAGCTTTAGGTAGTGAAATTAAAGCATCTGATATTACTATAGCGTTGGACTATATAAACAAGAGCGGAGATGATTGTGATGTGTGGTTTAAGGCTGATTTATCTTCTGCCGAGGAAACTACTCTTAGCGGAATTTTGGCTGTACACACTGGTGTTGCTTTAGAGGCAATAGAACCACCCACAATGGATGATGGTAGGCCGTTGGTTAGATCAGACACACGGCCACTAGACACAGCCACTTATTTCTCCTGTAGGGGGGATACTGCATCTGGTATAGGTGTGGGAACTCCCATAATATGGGATTTTAGTAATGACTCTGAGTACACAACAGTATCTGGCCCAGCTACTTTATCATGCGGCCACACTGTTCCAGAGGGAATGAAAGCACAGATCATAGATCTAACTTTCATTGATGATGTATATTTTAAAGACGGCGCCTTGTACTTTTTTGATGCGCCGTGGGGATCTTACGCACACATGACTATAGTTGTTCCTGCCGGAGGGTACTATCCTAACGAGCACGGAGCCATACCAGCCGCCGCCTTAGGGCAGCCAGGCAACGGTATGTATTCTTACGCCGCTACAGACACTCCATATTATAGATACGTAAATCACCATTTTATGTATGGATCAGTGCCTATGGGTGATGAGTTGAATGCTGAAGGGGCCATGGTGCATGCGTTGCCGCCGGGGTGGAAAGTAAGAGCGGCTGTTTTTACACTATCAAGTGATACCACAAGTAAAGGGTTTGCTTCATTTGAGATGTACAGACACAGAACAGTAATAGTAGAAGGAGATAGTCCCTAATGCAACTAAAACCAGCTGATATAATCATAACAACCGACAAGAAGAGTTGGTTCAGCCGAGCGATTTTATCAGTATTAAGGTTTTTTCAGGATGATCCGGTTGAATATCAACATACTATGTTAGTAGTGGACGACGCTACCTGCATAGAAGCTAACTGGGAAGTGGAATTAAATATAACAAGAGAAAGGTTTGGAGACTTCAGTCGTTATAAAATAATCAGACATAAGGGTCTGACAGATGATCAGAGAGACAAAATTGTAGATAGAGCTAGAACATTATTAGGGTTAAGATACAGTGTGTTAAGAATAACATTGCAATTATTTGACCACTTATTTAATAGCAACTACTTTACAAAGAGAGTTAAAGATCCAGACCAGCAGATATGCTCAAGCCTAGTAGCCTGGTGCTACGTAGTAGAGACAGGAATAAAATTCAATGGTGTTAATTGGGCAGCAGTAGAACCAGATGATATTGACGATGAATCTTTAAGCCCCAACACCGAGTTCGATACAATCTTCGAATGGGAGATGGACTAAATGGCAAGAAGCTTACTAAGAGAATCACAAATACGCGACGCAGATAACATGAGTGAATATGAACATGATGTAGAGGTTCATCAAAATCTCGTCACAAGTGGTACGCTTAACTTCCAGGATGGAACTATATCTGGTACTGGTGATATCCATTGTAATGACCTTTATACTTCAGGAGATACTATTTATGTTGGTACAGAGGCTGACGGCCAGGCTTCTTTAAAACAGGCTTCTAATATATTTTATCTTACAAACGAGGAGTGGGGCGGTACAGTAGATATAATGACTAGACATAATTCTACTGGCGCTTTACACACCTCCTTCCAAGCCAGTCAAAATGAGACTGCTCTATATTATGCTGATGACGATGTGTTTAGGACCAGGTCTTATGGATTTACTATTGGGGATGGCGGTAATGCTAGACTACATATGACTAGTTCTAATAGTCTTAGTGAGATCACTACGACTGGTTATGGCGCACCATTTAGAATACAAGCTAGAAATGCAGGCAACACTGCTTATAATATGTTATTTAGTGCTGATCCAGACGGAGCATATGAACTTTATTAT